AAGATATTTTAAATGATCCAAGTTTAGAGAATTATTTAAAAACTATTAAACGTACTAACAATATACCAGTAGATAATATAATAAGCACAGAAGCTTTAGAAACTATTTTACTAAAAATTTTATCTAAAGGTTCACATAATGAACGTACTGATTTAGTAGCCTCTATAACTGTAGCTTTTCGTAGTGATATTGGTAAAAATAAACTACAGCTTATTCCAGTAAATGATCCTAGCTCACCTTATTATGAAGATGGCATAAAATTAATTGCCGATATTGAAAAATCATTGTTTGGTGGTCAGAGTATAAAAACAGTACTAGATGCTCGTTTTGATTTAGCAGCATTAGATGAAAGTTTACTTAATTCTATTCCAGAAGATTTTGCTTGGAACGATACTACTAGATTTATAGTATTAAATGACTTAATTAAAAATAAATCTAACAATAAATTTGCTATAACTCAAGCAGGTACTTTAGTACTACTTAATCATGACTTATCAAACCTAGTAGATAACGTTGCTAATGCTAAAACTACAGTTGATTTACTTAGAGAACTAAATAAAATTAAATTTGCTAAAAAAGATAAATTACTACGACTGCAAGATGTTTATAAAATAAATATAGGTCCAATCGGAAATATTGTAATCGGCATAACTAATGGTTTAATATCTAGTGGTTATTATAGACAAAATGCTAATTTAATTATGCTACAATTAAATCAATATGATGAGGCTGAAGAAAGTTTAAGTATATTATTTCATGAAATGATACATGCTGTTAATGATATAGATGCTGATGAGAGACTTGCTTATATAAGTGGTAATGCAATTAGTTTAAGCGAACAAACAAACCCTGATAGCAATGACTTAATAACCGCCTCACATTCTGCTGAGTTAGAAAAATATATTCGCGAAACTTTTCCATTAACTAGTAGTTTAGCAGGCAATGATAGTACGCTATTTTTAGGTAAAGCACTTTACTATTTATTGTACGATGAAAATACTGCACGTAGTGTATATCAATTATATCCATACTCATCAGTAGGTTTTAAAGCAGAACTAGATGGAAATAATACACTTAATTTAGTATCTTTAGATGGTAAAATATCATTACCTGTATACAAAACAGTACTTCCAGAAATAGCAGTTAAGTTTGAAACAATGCAGCTATTACTATCATTTAAAGCTAACGATGCTACATTATTGGATAATGCTGACGAAGCTATGAATTATATTTTACAAGGTACCACTGTAGATGAATATAAAAAATTAGCTTTAGAAGTTACAACACCTATGTTAGAAGACGGACTAAATACTAGACATTATTATAGTAGTTTACATGATTTGATTTTAGCTAATCTTGATGACAATTTTCCTAACTTAGATTTAAGCAAAATAAAAGCTATTATAAAAGAAGCACCTAATAACAAACGTACTAATGAAAATAGACTGCAACATCTAAGATATACTGAACCAGCTAATATAGTATTAGGTAGATTAGCTGAATTAGCTGAGGAAGTTACAGATATTTTGTCTGAATTGAATAATTTAAAGTTAAGGTCTTATTTACCTAATAATAGAGAATTATTAGAAGCAGTAAATTTTGCTTATACAGACTTTGCTGAATTAATAGTAATACCAATAAGACAAGAACTATTAGCTCGCGAAATATTAAATATTGTTACTTCCACAATTCATGACACTGTAGTTAATTTAGAACCTAGTGAATTTAAAAAGCCTACTACATTTAACTTTGGTGAATATTCTCTTGTTAAGCACACAGGTAGAAGTTATATGCTAACTAAGCAAACTGGTAATGGTCGTTATATTACACAAGAAGTAGCTATGGACACATTACTGCCAATAAGACCTAATCAACAACCTTTAATTGCTGATAAACAACAAAGAGATAAGATGTTATTTGTAATAGCTAAGAAAATAGAAGTTGCTGAGAAATTAGCTAAAGAACCTAAATTACCTGAACCAGAAAAGAAAGCTAAACCTATTGAAAAGAAAACTGATAAAGTAGTATTTCAATGGGGTGGTTGGTTAGTTAAAGAGTTTGATGCCACTCATTATACTGTTAGCAAAGATATTGATAAAACTAATGACACTAGTGATGAAACTGGTGATGAGTCTAGATATACTGCAGTTCAAGTAGTTAGTAAGAAAACCTTGCTTCCAGATACTATGTTAGGCGCTACTGGCAAACCAATATTAAGTGCTAGTGAAAGAAGTAATATACTTGACTGGATTGCACATGAAACTGGACCACAATTACTTAAAGTAGAAGCTAAAGAAAACCCTGATGATATAAGATGGATATATCGACCTAATTTATCAGATAAAGCTGCCGAACCAATGACTAAAGAAGCTATAGAAGACTTTGAAGAGTCTGAGTTAGCTGATGATGTACCTGGTAATGTTAGTCCATATTATGAGTTAGGATCAAGATGGGTAACTAAAATGGCTGAGTTTTATCAAAAGTATCCTTCATTAAGAGCTTGGGTAGAAGGTATAGTAGATAAGACTCCTGAAAATCTAAAAGCTTTTATTGAAAGTAAAGATGAAGCTATTAATTTATTGTATGGTGAATTATATAAAACTCATTTTGGTATTAAAAACGATTATCAGAAAAGTGCTAACGAATTGAAAAAGCAAGTAAATGATTTTTTAAAGACGCCTATATATTTTGTTAGAACGCAAAGTACTAAGACTGTTGATGGGAAACAACCAATTAATTCAGTTAGCCTCGGTTATGATTTGAATACTTTACCAATATTTGGCAATAAAGGCGATTTTGTATTTTATGGATCAATTTTGCCTACCGACTTAGTTGGGTTCTTGCCTAATAGTTATGCAGAAGGTATATTAACGTCTAGTAGATTTGGTATTAATGCTCCAATTAAATATAGTGGTACTGAAAAAGAATTACGTACGGCTTTAAAAACTAAACTGGCAACTAATGAAAACCCATCAGATAAACCAATGATAGATGAATATGAGTATCAAGCACCATCGCCAAGACGTAAGTATATTTCCAATGATCGTGCTAAAAAGTCTAATTTACGTTATTTTATAAGAAAAGGTAGACCAATTCAAATGCACTCAGATGTAGCGGCATTTGTAGAAAGTACAACAGCCGATTTTGATCAATTGTCAAAATACTTTCAGGTTAGAATTAAAAAGGGTAAATTAACCAGACATGATATTTCTAATTATATTGCTACTACAAAATCTATAAATGCTTTTACTTGGAAAGCAATTGCTAAGTATATTTACCATAATACTTTATTAGCGGATATAGGACCAAGTATGGCTAAGTTTTTCTTAGATAAAGACTTACTTGAAACATATGCTTATATAGCACGTTTAGCTGAAGATGAAGCCGTATTAAATAAAGTAAATACTATTGCTGACTTTAAAAAATTAGATACAGAGTTTAAAGCTAAATTACGAACTAATAATATAGCGTTTATCAAAAAGTATGAACAAGTTAAAAAAGCTCTTGATGCTTGGTGGTATTATGACCAAGAAGGTAAGTTAACTAGAGATGAATATATTATTGATGAAAAGCAATTATTACCTATTTTCATGGCACATTTTGATGGTACACTAAAAAGCTTAAATACTATATTCACACTTGCTAAAGTATTAGCTGGTAAGCAAACACTACAAACAGTACGTGATAATACTAGTTCTAATGAAAATGATGCTAATGCTAATAAGACTACTAAAATTAGTTCAGGTAATGCAGCAGTAGAAAATAATGCTGTTGCTAAGAATAAAAATAGTCGATATAATTGGTTAGATTATTTCAAACAAAATGTTATTGACTATGAAATAACTGGTTATGATCCTGACTCAGAAACTGATCCAGAATTACAAGATGATAATAAGACATTTGATGACTTATCAGATGAAGACAAATTTAATTACTTGTATAATTATTTGTTTGAAAAATCGCTAGAGTATATTACTAAACGTACTGAGCAAGATGAATATGAGGCTGATAAAGAAGTATTAGAACTTATTAAAAACATGAGTGATGAAGAAATTGACAAAGCTGTTCGTTTTATCTTAGATGACGCTAGAGGTAGTGCCTCAATTCCAACTAATGAGGCTATGAAAGAATATGTAGGTGAGCTTAAGATTGCTAGGGACAATTTGAGAAATAGAGCTAGACGACTTATTCAAAGCTTAGCTGGTTCTAAAGTCGAATATAATAAACTACCAGATGATGTAAAAGCATTAATTGAGTTTACTCCTACTAGTTCTAGAGTTTTAGCGGAAGCTTATGCTGGTTTAGCATTAGATGATATAGCGGCACTTTCAGCTAAGGTGGCAGCAGAAATTAAGAGACTTAAAGTTGCACAACAGCAAGCTAGAGACTTAGAAAAGACTAAATCTACTATTGCACGTAAAGTTCAAGCTTTACATAATAAAGAACTTGCATTAGCTGAAAAAGACGCTAGATTAAAAGCTAGAGCACAGAAGCTAAAAGATGGTGCTAACTTAAGAGCTAAAATCAATGTTACTTATGATACTAAAATAGATAAGCAAACTTTTACAATTACTGGACCAAGCCAAATCAATCCTAAATTAGAAGCTATCCTTAATCATACTTGGAATAAACAAGCTAACTCTAAAGTCAAGTATATGGATGATAGTGTACAAACTATGCAAAATGTTCATATTGCTAGCGAGTTCTATAAAGAACATGCTGGTGAATTAAGCGCAATGACACTTAGTGAAATTGAAGATATTACAGATTGGCTAATTCAAGCACATATTAATACTAGTGATAGTGTAGCTAAACAAACATTTGAAGCAACACAATTCTTTATCTTAGCTTACATTTATAATGAGACTGGCACAGGCATATTTGTAAATATGAATGCTAATCTAAAGCTTAAACTAGGTAATTATCTAAAAGCTATTCAAACCTCAGCAGGTACTTTATTGTCATTAATTCAGCAAGTTAAGAAAAAGCTTAACCCGACTTCTATTATAACAGTTGAATTGTTTAGTCGTTTTGAAATTGTATTAACTGCTGAACAAGAAGAAAGAATTGATAAAGCTTTCATTAAAGGAGATACTGAATTCTTAACTAAGACGTTAAGTGATATTAAAGCAGAAGTTTTAAAAACTTTAACTCCTGAAAAAGTATCTTCGTTGCGTAAAGTTGCAGCTATAAGAGGTATGAGCATGGTTAGTGGTCCAATGACTTGGATACGTAATATCACATCTAACTATGTTGTATCTGGTTTAAATAGAGTCTCTACTAAAATTGCAAACGCCTTCTTACCAGAGATGACCGGTAAAAATGTTAATACTCCACAATTCAAATTAACTAGTAAAGTAACTAAAGAAGTACAAGACTTCATAACTAAAGAATTTATTGAAAGTGGATTCTTTGATGAAACACTCGACCAAATGTCTAAGTACAATCCATCGCAAATATTACGACATAAGAGAGCTGGTGAGCAAGACATTATACGAGATATGCTAAATCACTCTATTTATAATCATTTCTATTCAGAGTCAATGTTTGAAAGTAAAATGCTTAATCATATACATACCTTCTTAATGAAGAGACTGAGTGATAAAAACTTCGTTCGTGCTGCAGCAGTAAGATATTTAGGTAAATTGCTTGCTGAAACTGGACATCACTTAGATGCTAATGGTAATATTAAGACTAGTATTGACAAAGAAATTATGACAGATGTAGCGAATGCATTTGCACTAGCTACTACTGATTATATGCATAGCGATAACTTCTTCAGCCATGTTGAGCAATGGTTAAGTCAACATTCTACTGGTTTCTGGGCGGCATATAAAACGATTATGCCATTTGCTACTGCTAGCTGGAACTGGTTTAAAGCAGCTATGAGATACTCTCCAGTTGGTTTAGGTCAAGCTATTGTTAGACTTACTAGACTTGAACAAGAAATAATTAAGCGTGAAGCAGCTTGGACGAAGGGTGATAGTCAAATAGCACCTGAATTAACTACCTACTTAATTAAGCGTGACTTAGGTTCTGGTATCATTGGAACTATTGCATTCGGTTTCGGTGCAATATTAGCAGCACTTGGTTACATCTCATTAGAAGATGATGACTGGGGCACACCTAAGTTAATGATCGGTAATCTACGTATAGATGTATCTACTATATTTGGTAGTTCATCTGCTTTAGCTGGTGCAGCATTTATTAAGACTTTACAAAATAAAGATTTGACTAGTGCACTAGATGCTATGTTAGACCCTTTAGTTGACGGCTTCTTCTTTACTGAGTTATTACAAATGGATGCTAACTCACCTAAGGGTTGGTTTGAATGGGGCAAGTATCAAGCACAAAGTATCGTATTATCTTTTATACCATCGATGGTTAGATATATTAGTGGTATGACTTACACTGGAACTTATCGTGCTAATTCTACTTTCCAAAAAGCAGTTGTTAGATTACCATTCTTAGGTCAAGCTTTTGATATACCAAAGAGAACTAACGTATACACTGGTGATACTGATGGCACATTCTGGGATATAGTACATAGAGCTATCCCATACTTCGAAATAGTAACTAAGTCTATGGCACAAGAACAAACTGAAATGTACGGCTTAAACAAAGAAGAACTAAACGGTACTTATAAGATCAACGGTGAGTCATTTAGTACTGATCCCAAAGAGACTGCACGTATTAATAAATTGTATGGAATGTTAAATGCTGATGCATTGACTGACTTCTATGCTAATGAAGCTAGTTATAGAGTACTAACTGCTAATAAGACTTACGCTACTAAACGCTATTCACAAATGACACCTGAAGAAATCTCAAATGCGCTAGACCAGATATTCAGTTATAATTCTAGCATAGCTAAAGTATCTGCTTGGTTAGAAGCTGATCACTCGTATTATACTAATGATCAGAAATTATATAATACCTTACGAAAGCTAGGTTATACTAAGGTTTATTTAGGTAATAAAGGCTTCGTTAAATAAAAGAAAAGGACACTTAGCGATTAAGTGTCCTTTTACTATATATCATGATAAAAATTGAAATTGAAGATGAAATAATCAAGATTTTGGCTTTAAGATATATCTATATATCCTAGAAGTCATTTGAATAATATCTTAATATGATTAATAGGGCCCTTTATAATAATCATCCAGATATATCCTAAAACGCCTCATAGTCGCCCATAAAAAGAAATAAGACCTAATTGGCCTTATCTCAATTTAAGCATTGCTTTTAATTCACGTTGAATTTTATCAGATCTAAGCTTACGTAAAGCTATTGCTTCTATCTGACGAATACGTTCTCTTGTTACACCTAGCTCCATAGCAATCGTTTCTAAAGTAACGGCTTTTTCATTAATCAAACCGAAACGTCTACTTAAGATATATAACTCGCGATCAGTTAATCTATTAATCATGATTTCACGCAAGCGATCTTCAGTTGCTTGCTTTTTATATATGTCCTCAGGTGAGTCAATATCACTAGCAATAACATCTAACAAGGATGCTTCTGAGTCTTCAGTGTTGACAATTTTATCTAAGTAGATCATTGGCATTTCTGCACGAATTCTTAGGAACTTTTCTACTTTAGCTGTAGTTAAACCAGTTGCGTCTGCTAGTTCATCTACTGTCAATTGTCTATTAGCGGCTAGTTCTAATTTGTGAATTTTACTTAACCAATCTTGAACATGTACAGGTACTCTAATAGCTTGGCCTACGTCTTGAATATCACGTCTAATGCGTTGCTTGATCCACCATGTGGCATATGTTGAAAACTTCCAACCTTTAGTATAATCAAAACGATCAACTGCGTGCATTAAACCTAAGTTACCACTTTGAATAAGGTCGAAGAAAGTTATACTACCATTACAAGAATGTCTATACATCTTAGCAATAGCTACTACTAATTTATAATTGCTATTTATAAACTTATCTCTAGCTTGCTTGCCATCAAAGACTATTGCAGGATCAGTAGACTCTTTAGCCGCTTTAATTAACTTAGCTAACTCAACTTCTTCTTCTTGTGAAAGACGTGGAAACTTATTAATGTCATGTAGATAACGAGATATTTCGCTATTAGTATTAAACTCAGGTTCTAGCGTTTCTAAGTCTAATTCAGCATCTTCGGCTTCGAGTATTAATAATTCTAAGTTGTCATCAATTGCATCATCAAAGTCTTCGTCTTCTTCGACTTCTTCAACTTCTTCAATATCAAGTAATTCAGATTCTAGTTCATCTTCAACAGCTCTAGTTGCTGGTAAGTCTAATTTAAGCATATTAGTCGCCTCCTTTCTTATTTAGTGGAATACATTTGATTACGAACCATTTGTAAATGTAACCAGGCTATTTCATTTTTGTCACCATAGATAGTAATATTCTCATTAGTGATGGGTACTCTAACAATCATCCAGTCATCATCTTTAGATAATAGAGTGATAGACCTAACAGTGCCTAATTGTTTATTTTTCAACCATTGTAAACACTGCTCTTTGTTATTAAATTCTTGTGGTAGAAATCTACCATAATCAGCTAACATCTCAATTACCTCCTTTTAAGAACTTACTCAAATTAAAGTCATCAGTTAAAGTTATAGTGCCATCTTTTAGTTTGTACCAAGTCTTATCTAAAACGCGTTCTAACAATTTAGAATAGAATAACATATCTAATCTTTCACGATAACCATCTTTGTGAACAATAGAACGATTGCCATAATTGCCTTCAATATAATAATTGTATAAAGCATCATTGACGACATAAGCATGTGGTGGGCAATTAGCTACTAAGTCTTTACCAGTACCTTTAATTTTTCTAACATCGCCGTATTTAGGGTTTTCTACAGCAACTATTCTACTTACTCTGCCTAAGTCATATTCTACACCATGTACTGTATGTATCATATTAGAATATGTAGGACCTTTAGTAGCATTCATAGCAAAGTCATCTACATTCTCATGTTCTAGCATAAACTTGATAGGGTTAATACCATTAACATAAAACTCATATTGGGCTTTTGCTAGTATATGATAGCCAAGTGGTCTAACTTTATTAGTACCTGGTTGCCAAATATTAGTAACGAACGTTTTACCTTTTTTCTTATCTTTGCCATCAATGTCTAATGCAATATAATTGTTAACATTAAGCTGCCAAATCTTAGAGTCTTCATCGAGTGAGAATGCAAAGTTGCTAAATGCTTCAAACTCAGCAATTCTACGTTTAGCTTCATCTACATAACTTCTTGGCATGTAGAATAGAATACCATCGGTGTTAGTCTGTAAAATCTTAATCTTGCTAGAGTCGATACTCCAAATGTTCATAGCTACTGCAATAATAACTAACTGAGACACACGACATACTTTTGATCGCATATAGTCGTCATATAATGGCAACTTATCATTACCCATAGCACCATAAGTGACATTATGAACTAATTTACTACCGGCAACAAATCTTACTTCTTCAGGAGTCCATGTTGATTTAGGCACAAATTTGAGTTTACGTCTACCTCGAACAGTTTCTTCGAAACGTTGTACATGTTTAACTGCTCTTGACATGGCACCAGCATATAACATAACCGATGGATGACAGCCAGATAAGTCGATATTGAATAAGCCATATTCTTCAGTAGCTTCTGCATAGACTGCTATATCTTTACCATATTGAGGTAAGACAATTGTAGAATGAATACCACCATCAGCCATATAGACTTTGTTACCAAACATAACTAATTGCTTAGGCTTTTGAGAAGTTAATAAATGTTGCAGTGCTTCTTTTGGTACCCATTTTTCAATATAGTTACGAAGTGGTTCTTCATAAATACGAATAGTTGGATCAACAATTGTAGTGCCATGTACTCTTTCTGCACCTAGCACTTTTCCTACTAATACTGCATTAGTACATTCATAGGCAGTTTTCTCAGGTATATCATAAGTAAGTGCTAAGTCAACTTTAGTTTCAATATAAGGCTTAGCTACACATACATAATGAACATGTAAAGCAAATACGTCATGCTTACAATAAAAAATAATGTCTTCTTTTTCAGCAGCAGTCAAGCTCATTTTACCAAATGGCACCGTAGTTTCTCTAATGTCCATACCATAAGAAGCTTCTTTATCTTTTAAGCCTTTATCAGAGTCATCAGATAAATCTTGTGAAGCTTGAGCACCTTGCCATTTAGCACGCCAACCAGTAACATATTGTTTAATTCTAGCAATTTCATTTTGAGTAACTTCAAAGCCTTCTGGAAACTCATCTTCATGTTTAGTTATAATTTGATTAGCAATAAATATTTGTCGTGGTGTAAACTGCATAGATATACATTTTTGAATAATTAAATCATACATTTTTGATCTATAACCAGTTAGCACTCCAGTAGAACTATCGATTAAATATTGTCTACGACCTTCTTCACCATCATCACTAGTATAAACTCGCATTTTAGCTTTGATAGCATCTTCTTCATCTTTGTTAAATGCATAGTTATATTTTTTAGAACGATAAGTAGGTTCTTCATCAGATACTACTACGCACCACCAGTTTGGATATACTTCGAAGTCAAAAAATTTCATTTTCATTTTAGTCACCTCAACTATAATACGATTTTAGGCTTTGATCGAATGGACAATAATCAAGTGGATAATCACTGCCTATAATGATTTGATCCATAAGTCCTTTATCATAACTCAATACTAGCTTATACTGTTTGATCATAGACTCTGTAAAATTACCATAATTAAACGAGTTATAACCACATGTAAAACACCAATTTTTGTAATCACCATAGATAGTTTTCATACCTTTATTAAGTAGTCTATCTACTGTTATAAACTCTAATTGGCACCATTTGTTAATACTACTTTGTTGAACTTTGAATTTTTGCTTTAAGGCTTCTTCAGTTTCTTCCATAGTAAATCTACCACGACGAAGAACTCTATGAATAGCTTCAGCTGCTTTATACAAGAAGTATTCCATATCTAAGTCAGTGATTTTATTGTCAAAGTCTCTATCAGGTACTTTGATTTTATTAGTTAATTCTACTAACATTAAACGACGATATAGACCTTCTGAGTCATCCTGTATTCTAGGCATAGCATTTGCTAATATAATAATTGTTGCCATACAAATTAATTCTAATGGTTCACTATAAATAGGTCTAACTAATACTGGTTGACCAGCAGTAATTGATTTAAAACGACCAGCATCTTTTAGTAATTTTTCATTACTAGCATCATCGTCGATATTAACCATAGCACCAATTAAAGTAGACAAGTGATAATCTTGGTCAAATTGGGATAGCCCAACTTTTGATACTAACTTTGCTGGAAACATGCGTCTTATTAAATTACCAAAGGTAGACTTTCCAGAACCACCAGGTCCTACTATAACGAAGAACTTATGGAAGTTGTTTCGTCTTAGTAAACTGTAACCGGCAATTTCATATAACTGAGCTATAATGTCAATATCACCTTTAGATATAAACTTCATAAAGTCATCTATACGTTCGCTATGCTGACAGTCAGGGTTAAATGGAATATCGACTTTAACCGTGTTATACTGATTTTTACTAGGCTCAATTAACTCTAAATTGAACAAGTCTAAGTAACCATTTTGAACTGGTATACATGAGTACTCTTTATCGAGTATGAGAGGGTTAACTTGCTTTTCAACAGTTATAAATTCTATAACTTCTTGTCGTTGTGAACGTGTTGCTTCTGGATCACCATGAACGTGAATAAGTTCATGTAATTCATACGATGATAATTTTTCATAAATACCATTATTCCATTTGTGAACATAATCACCAACTGCTATTAAGTTTTGTTCAGCAATTAGTTTTTGAGCAGTCGGTAGCCATGACTTTTTATCTCTAACACCACTGCCTTCACCAGTTTGAGACTTCATATTACCATAAGTCTTTTCTAGTGGTCTAGCTACTGTAGCATTAAATATGTCTTCTGGCATAGGGTCATCCCATATTTCTAAGTTGATAATACGTAAACACTCGACTGACTCTTCTGCAGTAACTAAATTAGGAATAGTATGCGTACCACGTAATTTAAATAATGCTTCATTACCAGTACCTTCTGGCATATCAATGAAGCTTACATCATCATCTTTACGAGGACGTACTGGACGAAGCCAAAATGGTAAATCGTCAATCTCATAAGAGTGAGTAGTAATAGGGATCATGTCCAAAGTATGCTCAGAAACTTCATCTGGATAGTCATAATCTACTTCAATCGTTTCTTGCCATTTGCCCCAACGACGACCAATAGCTTCATCATTAACTGGTAAAATAATATAACCTTTATTTTCACCACGGCCATCACATTGAATGCCTATGTGATTAATATAACCTTGAAATTGCGATTTCTTTTGCATAACAGGATTGTTATTTTTAAAGACGAAGTGAGTACCTTGTTTAGAATAATTAGCGAAATATTTAATACTATGATTATCTAGTAATTTCTCAACAACTTCAGAACTACGAATATGGTCTTTATTGTCAATGTCAATTACTATATAACCTTTTGGAACTATCCAACCAATTCTACCACCATGACTTACCCAGTTTAATGCTTGGGATACTGTCAAAGGATCTTTGAGTGAATTAAGTGGTTGTTTGTTAGCTTTGCGTACTACCTCATTAACTAATTCTTCTTCATTAAAAGGAGCTATTTTTACAAAACTAGCTTTAGGAAATATTGTACAAAATATTGTAAAGTCCATATTACATTCCTTTCTGCTTAATAGCCATTAGTACATCATGGATGCCTTGCTTTCTACGTAATGATGACCAGATATTATATTCAACTTTATGTTTGTCACCTGGGTCATTTATTAAGAACTTAACTCGGCAAGCTTCAGTTTGATTACGACGCCAAACTCTATGTATTAATTGTTTGTACGCAATAAAACTATGATCTGCTGTATAATATAATATCAATCGAGACTTATGAATATTTGCTGCTTTACCTCGATGACATTGTAATACTAATACTTGATATTTAGTGCTAGCTTTAAAATCTTGAATACTAGTGGTATGCGTAATATTAGCTTGATCTAGTGCATACTCAATACTAGCACCATCTTCTTGAAAACGATAAGCAACGATAGTAGGTTCTTTGCGTGACTCTTCTACAATATAAGCTAACTTAGGATTGTAGTATTCTCCTACTTTATAGGTTTGACGATGACCTAACTCATCATAGTAGATAAAGCCATTTAATGCTTGTTGGGCTTTCATAATAGCTGCTGCTTTGATAATGGTATTTTCATATTCGCCTAACTTCAAAATACCATCTAAAGCATTTTTATAGTCTTGAGTTGTTTCTACTGAGAACTTAATATCTTCTATAGTAAATGGTGGCATATCGTCATCATCAGTATAATCCCAGAACATAACGCCACGGTCATAGGCTTGTTCCATAAGTTTGTTACCACGTTCATTGAGACTAGTTGGCTTAAGAAAATTACCAAATGGACCATATTGAGTTTCTAGATTACAGCAATGCTTTTTAAACGAGTTAGTGTCAATGTTACCCATTTCTGCTACATTAAGATTATGCAATATACACCAAGGTTCAATATCATTGTTACCAGCTAAAGTGCCTGTCATACCAAATACATATTCAGTACGTTTGGTTAGCGCATGTACTAATTTAGCATATTGAGATTTAGCTCTAGTTACTCCAGAGCGAAGCGATTGACATTCGTCAACTATTATTACATCCCAAGTGCGTTTAATAATAGCTTCTTTGACTGTGCCAATAGCTTTTCTATCGGTTACAAAATATGTCTCTTTTGGTAAAATCTTTTGAGGCATAATTTCAACTTTCCACATATCTTTAATTGTAGTAGCATCGGACATTATAAGCACATTAATAGGTCTATTCTTAAGACGTTGTACTTCTAATACAGCATGTACTACTGGATAAGATTTGCCTTTACCAGGTTCAAAGCCTAAGACAAAGTGTTTACGTTCTAACAATAATTGTTCAGCAAGTGCTTGCTCAGGTATACGATATTTAGTGTTATATTCTTCATATGTAATGCTAGTATTTTGTGCCATCGTCTAGACCTCTCTGCTCAAAGAAATGTTGCATATTTACTAACATTTCTCGTGGTGTACATTCTAGTTTGTCTAATAGGTCTAAATGATCGAGTATTAGTTTAACTTGATCTAAGTTCCATACTACCGCAGTTAAGCCATAAGCTTTACGCGCTAGTCTACAATGGATACCTTGTTGTTCTGATACATCAGTTGTAGTGGTTGGAGTCTTCACTTCGAAGAAGCAAGAAAAACCCTTATAAGTAAAGGGTAGATCAAGTAAACCAGGTTTAGTTATCATATTACCATGGTTTTTATGAGGAATATAACCACCGCGAGCTTCGATTACATCTTGAATGCGTTGTTGAACAGGAGTTTCTGATTTAACTGACATATTTTCACCTTTTGTTTTGCTAGGATAAGTTCCTAGTATATTTTTATTGCTTACTACAACTTTGAACTCGGTTAGAAAGGGAAAGAACCTTGTTCAAAGTTGTAGTAAGCAAGAGCGCCTAATAGGCGCTCAAGTTAATTAATCTTCGAATTCTTCGCCACTTAACATTGAAGTTAATGGTTCGCCGTCTCTGACTTTCATTACGTTGTTTAGTACTGCACTAATACCACGTCTTCCATCACCAGAATATGCATATAGAGTTAATGATACTCTACCATACATGCCTGAATAAACTTCAAGCGGATTGATGATTTCTTGTTTTTGAGCATTTAATACTTTTGGTGCAAACTTAGATGATAAACGCATGTACATCATACCATCTAATTCAGGGTTCTTAATTTTCTTAAGCTCACCTAAATCATTAACTGCTGTATCACCATCTCTAAGAGTAGAAATAGCATCTAAGTTAGTTGGTATGCGACCACCAAAATGTTTAGCAGCACCTTTTTCAGCTGCTTTTGCAATTGCTACTTTAATATCAGCAATTGTTTTCTTACCAGCATCAGTGTTCTTTGGAATTAAGATAGTTACGGAGTATTTAGCTTCTTTATCTTTTTCACTGATTTTACGAGCTTCGAACAGATTAACATAAGATAATCTAACTTCGCCAGTTACTACTTGTGTATCATTTAGTACGTTTGACATATTTGTCTCCTTTTAGTCTTCAGACTCTATTACTATATCAAACTCTTGACCTATGAGTTTGAACTTACTGACATCGAGTGCTTCGCGAGAGTCGCTTTCTTGCACTACGGTAGGCTGTCCTTCTGGTTTAATAATGTAATCACCGACTAAGTGGTCTATTACTTTTTTACCAATATTCTTTTCCAAAGCAGTAATGCCTTGTAATTCAGGTTTGGTAAGATAAGTCTCATCAGCATAACCATTGGTTCGTAAAACTTCAGCTACTTTATCTTTGTCAGTGATAATACGATTACTTCGACCTCTAACTACTTTATAACCCGGTATTTTCATTCCATCGTTAATCATGGCAGCTGTAGCATACTTCACTACATCTTTAAACCAATCTTGAAACTTAGGCGCTATAGTCATTATTCTTGCTAACATCTCTGGACTCATTTGGTTTGGTTCTAATATAGCTGGACTTACTGGATCATTGACCACTGCTAATTCGAACTCATCCTTTGCTGATTGTAATTGAGCTTGTGCAAGAGCTTCACATTTAGCTTTAATTTTACAGAACTTACAATGATCACCTGGTACCAATTCGCCTTCACCTTTGATAGCCAATTCCGCTCTTGGCTTGACATAAGTTACTGCCCAATCATTCAGGTCAGGAACAGATATCTCATCGGTAGACTTATCATACAGTCTAGGTTGGATGATTGTCATTCTAGCAACTTTGAACATACCTTTTAATCGGAATGTTCGAAGTCCTCCTAAAGCATATAGTCGAAGCTGTGTATTTTTTATAGCGCTTACTGGAACGCCTTTACCGAATTTTAAGTCAATAATGTGAATAAAATCTCTGCCTACAATTACTACATCTGATGTACCTGAACCTTGTGGAACTACATCATCGAAAGTAACAACTTCTTCTAAGTAAACTTCTATTGGTTCATTTTCATAGTCCATTTTAATTATGTTCATAACTTCAGTACAATAATCATTTACGAACTCATTGAACTCAGGATTGTAGTAACGAGACGACATAATAAAGGCAGTAAATCTATTATTGTATATATGAGGGTTATCTTTACCAAGCATATATGACAATTTAATTTCTGCTAAAGTATGGGCTTCTGTGCCTTCTTCAGCATATTCACTAACTGCTTGTATTGCTTCTAATGCTTCTAATCTAGCACTTGGTGTGCAGTTTAACCAACGTGATGAGCTAGATGGTGATAAGAGAGCATGATCGTGTACAGGCATAATTACACCTCTTTTGAGATATAATACTGATTAAGTAAAGTGATAAATGCTTCACCTACTGTTGTACCTTCTACGGTTTTACTAATATCTTCATCTAGGTCTAATTGCTTCAAGAACCCAGCAATCGTATAAGCTAATTCAGGTAAGCTAGTATTTAAATCATACGTATAACCTGTATTAGCTTCGCCTACTTTAGGATCGTCAGTATCTGAAATTATCGATGATACTGATACTTCAAATATAGTCTTAATCTTTTTTGTGTCTTCCATGTTATTCTCCTTCTACTACCCAATCAGTAGCTAATAAATCTTTTTGAGTTGGTTGCCAAACATCAAATTCTCCAGTTTCTATATTCACTAAATATAGAACATTACCATGACTTAATTCTAACCATACTGGCCAAGTAGCTCTTTTAATACGCTTGTGATCTTTTACTTTAGAAAGTGCTATACTGAAGTTATATTCATTTGACATTACTAATACCTCCAGAAGAGCCATAGTTATTTTTACCACGAGGTTTTAAACCATTTATTACCGTAAATCTAGCTCTAGGTGGTGCTAAACGTAAATTGACAACACTGAATAAACGATCGCCGGCTTTATAATGAAAATCTGAATTAGTGTTATGTACCCAAGCACTAATAGTACCTTCATAGTCAGCATCGATTAAGCCAATTGGAACAAATATACCTAAGTTTAATAATGAAGTTCTCGCTACAACTATTGCAACTTCTCCAGCTTCAGGCTTGTAATGAACAGGAAGAGCAATTCTAGTAAAGCCGAGTGGAATACAACCATCTTCATCCATAACGATGTCTAATGCAGCATCAGTTATATAACCTTTCACAAAATTATCTGGCATATTTAGCACCTCCTAATATTAACATCATACGAACATTTGCTAAAATAGTTGGCAAATAACTTGGACTAATTATACTAAGAGCAGCATCATATTTAATAGCACCAAATAAAGGCATAATCTGATTAAATAAGTAACGTAGTTTTTGATGTTCAACAATAGATATTGGGTTATCTTCACCACGTTTAAGCATTAATTCTTCTGAGCGATTAGTATCACAATGAATAATAATGTAACTCAATGAGTGACGCCGATAAAGTTCGTAATATTCTTTTAATGGCATAAGAGCTTGATACTTATCAAAGTCAAATGTGCGGTAGATAATATCACTTAATTCACCACGGTCAACAATAAAGACTTCATTGCTAATTAATCGACTAGTAATTCTATCAATTAATTGTTCACTAGTAACTCTATCTAAGCGCCAAGGATGGGTTACCATCATTTTTTCAGCTTTAGGATGTACCATAAAGCCTTCTTTTTGTAAATATTCTGTTACTGCAGTAGCAAATGTCGACTTGCCACTACCATCAACACCTTCAATATAGACTATCATTCTTTCACCTCATCAGTTTTTATTAATCTTGCTATACCTTTAGCTTCATAAGTATGTGGGACTGCTAAATACCATTCAATACTATTTACTCTACAATCTGGTCTACTTCTATTAATATATTCAGCTAAATAGTCTAATACTAATTTGTCACTATAAAACCCATTTTTCATATCAGTTGAACGTGAATAAGCAATTAATCGATGATTGTGATACTGAACTAATGTTAAGCAGCAGTCTGCATTTACTACGATATTGTGTCTGTCTTCATTTTTATGCAGCCATAGCAATGAAAATAAGTCACTATAAAATGCTTGATACTGATTTATCCACCAAGTTGGCTCATTTTGCCAGTAGCGATGGTCAGCCAATCGACCTTCATTAGCATAGGATATTTCAACCATAACTTCTTGATGTCTCATAATACTAGGATCAAGTGTTTCTGGATGCCAAATCATAGGATTAGCATCTAATTTGGTAACTTGATATTTACCGCGACGACTATTTAACACTTCATTTTCTAATTTATATTGCATGTAATCATCAATTCCTTTCTATTATATTATATCTCTAAAAGATTAATATTTTTCACTATTTTGAAAACTTTAAACTTTCGACTGCTTTTATAATCATCTCCGATTTTGAAGATAAATGAGGCTTAATTCATCACCACATAGAAAATAGGACATATCTGAATAGTTTTAATAAGGGGTATGAGTTATTATATTCCTAAATTAAAATGAATCCAGATATATCCTAAAATGATTCAATGTGATGATTATTTACTTTTTACTTCATACTCAAAGTCGACATCTGATACCTCAAACTCAGGATCATCAGGTGTATCAAACTCGATTACCTCTTGCAATTCAGCTAATATAATAGGTTTCAATGTAAAAGCGTTGACATATTCTAATTTAGTCGCTTCTGGTAATGTATCAAAGTTAGTAGGTAAAGGCATTGCAATAGATAAAGTCTCAGGTATAGTAGGTGTATAAATATCTTCATTTGGTCGTAAATCAAAAGTGACAGTAATATCGCTTATTTCTACATACCGAACTTCGTTTGTATCGTCTGGCCATGGATCACCATATAAGCCAATATGTTTAATGAGACCTTTACTCTTGAGATCAGTTAAAACTGCCAAACAGCTATTTGCCATACCACGCCAAAAACCTTTTTCGTTATCAGAGTTAGCACCATTCTTACCTTCGAATTGTTGCTTATGATAAATTGGGTACATTTTAGCTAAATGCTTAGCATAATCAATTAGCTTTTCTTCTTGTTGATACCAATATTGTTTAATTAGCGTGTTCATTAGTCGTCCCTCTTTTCTTAACAATTTGATGCAATACATCTTGTACAACCGGATAGGCAACCCTTAAGAACTCACAATACTGTTCTTGCTGCTCTGGCGTTAAATGTTCGTTTAACGATGTTGTATATAAAATTGCATGTGATATCTCATGGATTAGTGTTTCTTTCTTAATCTCTTCTTTTAAGTCTTTTAGAATGTAAATAGTTTTCGTATGATAATCACAAGCTCCTACGGTATATCGCTTATCGGTTGCCATGATATCGCCTATCTCTTTAGCTGTTACTTCTCTCACTTCCCACGTGTTGCCTAATATCTTAATTTTCATAATACTTCAGTTACTTTAATAATAAATGTATAGTCAGCATGCAAATAGCTATCAAACTCTAAAGTATTGAACCCGGGATAAAATGTAATTATATACTTATCTCCGTTTTGTATCTCATTAAAGTTTTCATCTAATAGTCCATTAAAATCAAATATATCTAAGTCCCAATAACCATCAGGGGCTGCTTGTATAATTTCAATTTCAACAGTCATCTCTCGATATACTTCGAACACAACTTCATAGTAACTATAATCGAGAACTACACCTGTAATAGTAGTCCCAACTTCAGCGAATTGCATTTCATTCATAAGTTCGCTATTAACTAAAGCAAAAATATATCGTTCTTGTGGAGTTAATACAATTAGACGAGCATCATCACTTACAGCTTCAATGTATTCGCCTAAGTCTTCGATAAGCTCGTTTTGTTGCTCAATCTGTTCTTGTAATTGTGCAATTAAAGTAGTAGCTGCATTGAGAGCCGCTTCAACTTCACTAAAATCACTTTGGACTTCAGCTAATTGATCGTCCACATCAACCCTGGTGTAATAATCGTCCTCCTGCATACACGCTGATGTCATAAATAAGATCAGTACTAAAAGTAATACAGTAATCCACTTTTTCATTTCTTTCTTCTCCTTGGCTTATGCCATAATTTTTTAATTCGACCGCTAAAAGCAGCTTGAAACAATATTAACATTAAAACAATAGATAATAGTAAGGCTACTATTAATGTGATTAATTGAGGCGTCGTGAAGTTCATAATTTGATTTCGTTGTACTCACGTAACTCCTTAGTGGAACTTATATTTAAATCAAACTCACTTTCTATAGCTTTCTCTAATTCAGAGATTGCTCCACTTAAGTTGTTTATATGCATAGCGTGAGTATCTTTTAAATGTTCCAACAACTGCTTAATTGGCATTAAGACTTTTAAAGAGTTTTTACTTTCTTTGATCCACATTTTTAATTGATTAATTCTTTGTTCGGTAGGTTGTGCGTCCATTATTTGTCTCCTTCCTGTCAGTTTTAACTCTTCCTTATTAAGAAAACCCAAGACTTCTCTTTAACATGTTGAATTATAATGTTCTTCATTGGTGTCTATTTTTGATGCATCTAATTTGATACCACAGTGAAAACAGTATGGTCTTTCAACAGTTAAAACTTCTTTGATTGCCGATGGACTACAAGTTGAATAGACTAACGCACCACACTTTGGACAGTTAGCCCACCATTGATTTTGTGTTTCTCCCGTATGTTGTGATACTCTCGGTTTATTGTTTTTCATCTTTCCTACTCCTTCCCTTCTAACTCTTCCAAGTACTGTGCAACGATAAGTGCGATGTCTTTTGTTATTTCTACGCATGAAGCAGTCCCATCAAAGTAAAAGTAAATGTTAGGTTTTTCAGTGTGATTAAAAACGTGTCTCTCGCCATCATCTCTAAACTCATACCCCATCTCGATTAACTTTTCATGTGGCGTGCTGTAAGGCTTAATTTGTTTACTCCTAAAATTAACAAATATGCCTTTTACTGCAACACCATAGATAATATCACTATTTCTCATAGCAACTCTTTTTTCAGTAATAATACCTACTCCCAATGGCGTTTCCACCTTATCGCCTATCTTATACATGTTTGTTTACCTCATATTCATCATAGGTAATAATATACGTATCTTTATTTGGGTAATTTTCCTTGATGTTTATGAAAACATTTTTATAACCGTTATTAAGCAGTATTAGTATTAAGTCGCTTGCTTCTTCATAATATTTAACTTCAATTTTATACATCTTTCGTGCCTACTTTCGATATTTTAATAAATAATTTTGTGTGTTCAACTGCCTCTTTATCAGTCAGACCATTTCTTGCTTTATACTTTAACTCAAAATACCTTTTCACATCACGCTTCAATTCTTCAAGTTCGGTGAGGGATTGTTCAATAACTTCAACGCTTTCTTTGTGGTCTGTATCTTTGTAATTCCACTTACAACCATCAATAACAATATCAATGGTTTTAATATCTTCTAACGCTTCTTTAGGTGTCATTTCAGTTCCTCCTTAAAATATTCAATATATCCGATTTTAGTTGTTTCATCATATGTGTAATGTTTTACATAAGCATTATCATGTTGATTTGGATACCAAGATACCCACAAATCTTCACCATCGATGTAAATAGTTCCTTCACGCCAACCACCACTCGTTATAATCCAAGTAGAAGACACAGGTGTTTGTTTTAATAAAAAATCGTAAACTTTTACCTTTTCTTCTGATAAAAATATTTTGCCTCTTATCATTTCAGTTCCTCCTCTAATACTTTAATTTCTCTTAACTGTTTATCTTCATCAAAGTTATAGAAACTAAATCTTTTTTGATACAACCCCAACAACTCCTCTACCTTTTTAGCACGTAATTCCTTTAATTCTTGTTGTTTGAAGTATAAATCTAATTGAAAATAATTCCTTACTTTATTTCGTGATGATATACTCCCAACTTGTTTAGGCAACATTGCTAACGCTATTTCTCTTGCCTCTCCATGTGTAATCATTTCTCTAAACCCTCGTAAAATCTACCGATGAGTGTGATGAGTGATGGTTTTACTGTTCTCATCCTTAATAATTCAACTGGTTTCCAAGTGTTATCGCCAACATACATTTCAAATAGTGAATGTCTTTCATCATATCGAACTGGGTTACCCCAATTCTTACTCAAAGCCTCACACACTTCCTCACTTGTTGGGTAACACTTCAGTTCTTCAAGTTCGGTGAGGGCTTGTTTTATAATGCGTCTTTCATTTACTAATCCTTCTCCAAGATAATTTGATAGGTTTATTTCAATTCTTCTAAACGCTTCTTTAGGTGTCATTTTAGTTCCTCCAATTCTTTTTCTAACTTCGTAATTTTAACCCATAGTTTTCCTCTGGTATACGGGTTATACGTCGTATCAATCCACGTCCGTTGCAACCCCAACAATTCATGTTCTAATTTAGCACGATTTAACAATTTTTCTATCTTAATTTGATAACCTTCTTCCTCATTTAACATGCTGTTTATCGCTTCATCGTAAATGTTCATTTTCCATATCCTCCACAAGAATATCGATGACTAATTGAATGATAGAAGCGATACCTGGGCTTTTAGACCATTGATCTTTGTACTCAATTAAAGCATGTAATAACTCAGTCTTTGTCATTTATATTCACCCGCTTTAAGATAATTTGATGTAAACCAATATCTAAAACTTTGTAATAATTTCCATCTGTTAGATGTATAGTTTCATTAAGTTGAACTGGCACAATTTTGTCATTTATATAATGTACTAATCTAGGTGGTTTACCATCTTTACGACTATAGCTATAATTACCGCTATCTAATAATGTTAACATGCACTACCTCCTAATTTAATAATCCAGTATCATTATTTTGAGTATCTAAAGCAATAATATTCTCAATATCAGTTACTACATATGGTGCAGCTTCGTCAAAAGTTGGGCAATATACTATAACTTGATTATCTTTAATTTCGAGTAATACACCTTCATATTCACCAAACAATAATACGACATCATCAATAAAGACTGGTTTCATTTTTATCATTCCTTACTTTTTTGTATCTTGGAAACTGAAGACTAGCTGTAGTCTTAGTTTTAGATTGACTACCATCGAAATATGCAATTTCAATAATTTTACCTATCCACAACTCAGGATCAGAAGCACGAGTATCATCGTCAATGCCAGCAACACTTACTCTAACAGTATGATCATCATCTTCGCAGATAAAAGAGCCAATCATGCCTTCGTATTTACCTTTGCCTTCATTCCAGCCGATAATACGTAAATCACAAGTCTTAGTTTTCTTGTACTTCAACAAATAATCTTTTCTGTCACCGCCACCACTGCTATGATAATAAGTAGCATGTGGATCACGTAGCATAACACCTTCACCACCAGCTTCTACTATTTCATCGAGTATTTGATCAAGCCGCCAATTATATTCAATATTAGGGTGTAAAAATACTTTAGCAATTGGTGGTAGAATAGCAACATTGTCACTAATGCTAGTTTGCTTAAAACTAATTCTGCCATTAACAGTGTCTATAGCTTCTATATCATATAAATAACTACGTAACATTTGCCAACGTTGCTCATATATTAAGTTATCATCTAATATGTCATAAATGATATATACTAATTGAGACTTATCAAGATACTTAGAATTTGACAAACCTGACGTTTTAGCAAAATCTCGATTACCCATAGCATTTCGTGACATAACTTCACCATCATAAATATAACTCTTATTAAGCTTAGACATATCAAAGTTATAAACTTTGTCTTTTTGACTACGTGAAGTATACCGCCATTTTTCAATAGCCCAATCGTACCAAGCAATACAACGAACACCATTAAGTTTCTCTTGTACATAATATTCTTTTGAACGTCGGAAGTCTTTAGGGTAAGACTTAGCTAACATGCAATGTAGATCAGTAACCATAGCTTTGCGATTAGAGTAACCTAAACGATATTCGCGATTAAACAATTTAATTAAAAACCATGCCCATTCACTTGGTATATATCTATGAGCAGCTATGATAGCTAATTCTGACTTATCATCTTCTGTTACTTGTTTTATAGCTTCGTAGATTTCTCTAATACTACTATAATTATAATCATAACTAAGTCGTACCTTAACAACGTTTATAGTATAATTATTATATAAGGTAAAGCCTAGTTTATGTTTACCAGCCAATACTTCAAAGCAGAAGTTAAGATCATTTACTAAATCTAGAAAAGCTTTTTTGAATTCGTTGACTTTAACTTCTTGCCAACTAGATGCTTGTTGACCATCCATTAATTCGAATAAATTACTAATAGCAGTTACGCTACGTTCTAATTGTTTGTGCATAAGTGCCTCCTAGTTCATTTGTGGTTCTGGTGTATCCTCTTTTACTTCAGGTGATGGTTTATTTTCACCTGCTTCTGGTGCTGGCTTTGGTTGACGAACACTAATATTATCCCATTTAAGAGGTGCACCGCAATTGCTACAAAATCTAGCACCTAAACGATCTACGCCAAAACCACATTCTGGACATTCTAGCTTAATAGCTACATTTTGTCCTGTGTAATCAACTACTGTCTGAACTTGCTTACCTGGTTTAACCATGTCTTTAACTTTAACTGTTGTGTTTTTCTTTACTGAGTTACTCATTTTCTTTTCTCCTTTTTATTTTATAAGTAATCATCTAAATCATGACTTTTACGCCATGCTAATAAACGTCGATACAATGCACTTGGTAGATAAATAGAAGCATCTACTTTTTCATTTTGTACAGCTTTACAAATTTGTTCAATTTCTCTTTCACTGAAATCATGTAACATATCAGCTTTCATTTTGTCCCATATTTCATCATAGCGTTTCTCTTCTTCAGTTGCCCAAGTTGGAACAGCTATAATTTCATGAAAGTTAGTTACATCATTGTCAATGTTCAAATTAAAATCACCAGGTGAGGCATCTAAGTGAATAGCATTTGGATGTTCGCCAGATAATCGATTACGCATATAATAATGTTCTTTTTTAATAGCAGTATAAATAGCAATTTCTAAGTAATGTAGATTACCTATATAAACGCTACCTTTTTTATACAATGTTAAAATAGTCATATATGCAGTACTCAAAGCTTCACTTATGTCGGTACCATATTTCTGATGAATTTTTACACATAGAGCATTGATCCAGTTTAATCGAGTTTCAAGCCATAAATCTAATGGCGGATTTCTAAATTGAAAACTACGCGGGCTAATAACTAAGGTTTCTAGCCATTGTAAGAAAGCTGACTTTAAATCAGCATGTGTTAATTTAATACTTGGCTCTAAGCCATTAAGTGGTAACAAATACAAGTTTAATGACATGTCTTCGGTGTTAGCTTTTTGTTTTACTGCCAATAAATACCCGACGACTATATTAGTTTCTACAATTTTGTTATACTCTTCGTTGCTCCAACTAATCGGGTTATTATCCAGTGATATAGTCACCGTCTTTATGAACATTTTCACCATAGTCATCACCTATAGTACTGACGTTGAGCCGTCTTGTTTGATATAAGTCTCTTCTTCAATCAGTTCAATTAGCTTATCATCATCTATGTCATTGTTAATAAACATTCTAATTAATGCTCTTAGTAAAGCTGACTGTTTGCGTTGTTGACCAATTTTAAGTAATTTCTGGTGCATTTTTAGTTTAAGGCCAAGCGGAAAATAGAAGTTCCACTTTTCTTTCGCATTCTCTGGTGTAACTAATTTTGGCATATTAAGCCTCCTTTACCATGGTTTTAATGGTGAGTCTTCTAAAGTGTCTAATGCTTGTTTGTACATCATAACATAACTATATGGTAAGATGTCTCTAATCATAAGTATCGGATTACCGATAGGATCTAATGCATGGGCATTATAAGTACATTCGACAATATAGAGATTGTCGTACACGATAAGTATTTCATTACCGTCTTTTACGAAATACACTTGGTCTGAGTTAAGTCGTCTAATAAACTTTTTAGACACGTCTACTCGATGACCATTATGAGTCTCTAGTGATACAATAGATCTAGTCTCGTCGATTAATGCTTTAAAGCGCATAATTTGTAACATTCTACTTTCCTCCTTATCTTTCCTAAGTCTTTGAAGATATCCTCGAAGACTTAGAAAAAATAAGGCTAACCTAATAGCCAGCCTTATTATGTTTTGATTATTCGCCGCGAAGTGCTGCGAGTAAAGCTTCTGCCTTAGAGATTTCGTTTGCACGTTTCTTTTCAGCACGTGCAGCTTTTTGTTCTTCAGTAAGCTTAGCTCTTGGAGCACGAGGAGCATTTGCTTTTGTTTCTTGAGCGATGGCTAACAATTCATTGTAGCGATCGTATTCTTCAGTTGTGAAGACATCGATAAATGACTTAGGAGCATTTGCAGCTGGAGAGTATGATCTACCTTCACGAAGAGCGGTAATATATTCTTCAAGTTGTTCTTCAGTCATATCTTCTGGCTTGATTGAACCAGAAGGCTTACTAGCTTTGAATTGTGCAACAGCACCTTCAACTAATTGTGTGTATTCAGCAGCATCTTCATCTGATAAATACTTGATCACTTCTTGTTTGACACCAGTTGCACCTAAAACACGGGGTGCTGATGTCTTAACTTCTACACTAACTTCACCTTCAACATTGGTGGCATTGAACAGGTCTTCAGAGAAATAACGTCTGTTTGTTGGATTGTCTTTTGGAAGTAAGATCCAAGGTTTTCCATCAGGATGCGCTTCGTTCGCTTTAGACTTTTCTAACCAAACTTTGGTTTCTACAGCAGGTGTTCCATCACCAGCATCAAAGTAGTACACACCGTCAATCTTTGTAATTTTTGCTTGCATTGCTTTTTGTACCTCCTAGTACATGTTTTCTATTTTAATATGCATCTCTACTGAGCGGACAGTGGACACATTATTAATCAATTTGCAGAAGGAAAGGATGTGTAGTTTTACCTATGTTACTACAGCGTTGATATTAATACCAACTAATCAATTTCCTTCTCTATTATATTATATCCCTAAAGGTATAATATTTTTCACTATATTTCGAACATAAATCACTTACAAGTAAATTCTAACTTTATTGTTTCTTACTGCGCGATGTAGCTCAAACTCAGAGATATTAAACTTTGCTGACAAATGTTTTATGAAAGATGATTTGGTACGTGCATTAGCTTGATACCCATTCAGCTTAGCATATTTCTTAAGGTCAGACTTCGCAGTCATCAAGTATGTGTCCATGTCTATACCTCTGTAGCATCATCAATTAGTTCATCAACCGCTGCTTGTTGCTCAAGATAAATAGCGTTACTTGCTATAACTCTTTGCTGTAATTCATAGTAGAGTGGTGCTAAGTAAACCTCACGCCATTTATCACGTTTGATCTTTTTGATACAATTAATAATATGCTTGGTGTCCATAGTGTGAATATCTCTAATAGTACCATCAGCAGATGGCCATTTATTACTCATTACTAATAACTCTATTAGTTGTTTAAAGTCTTTTAACTTCAGTCTTGGTTTTTTCGCCATATGATTTCACCTTTCTCATCAAACTGTGGAAAGCCATTATAATTACCATCTAAATAGTCAGAATAACTCAAAATTAGAGGATGTTCCACGAGTCTATTCTCTTGACCGTCAATAAAGAATACATATGCCCATGCCCATTCTGTGTACATCCACATTTCAATCTCATCTGGCTTGATAAAATACCATTTCGAGATGTGGTCACGCCATTTATCAGGGTCTTCTTGGAACTCTGCCATCAACCATCTCCATCTAGCCTGTTCCAGGTGAGCAGGTATTACGATACTAGCAGTATATTCGCGATCTTTACTAATATATTTCCTATACCTACGATTGATATTAGGTGGAAAGATATCATTATGATCCCTGGTGATAGTATCTGCTCCATCTTGAGTACTAGATTTATGAGTATTTAGCATTTTTTCGTAGATAGAGCGGTATTTAGCAGCCGTATTTGTGTAAATACTACGTGCTTTACCTTTGTCACTGCGTGGTTTGTACTCACCACGCATACTACCGACATCAGATCTAGGCTTTCTAACCTTCTTAGTAGTATCAATACCCATTCTTTCTAATTCTTTAAGTAATGCTTCTTTACTTTTCAATAATTGTTACCTCCGTCTTTTATTAAACATATTATTAGTCCTCCTTCAGTAGACCTGGGTCTAACACTGGTTTGGGTCTTGGTGGATACTTAACCCGCTCCTTCTGTGCATTAACTAACTGACCGCGTCGTCCTTGCAGCCCAAGTATACATTGATACTTGCTAGCCTCTTCCGCTGTCTCAAATTCAGTTGCTTCCTCAATATCAGCTGTCACTTTAGCACCTGATACATACACATCTCTTTGGATATCTCTGTTTTTACCAACATTAACGCGTTTAGTCTTTAACTCACCATCTTGTACAACATACATGTTGCCTAATTTTACTAAATAACTCATAAGTCCTCCTTAATGTGACCAGTCGACATACTCAATGTCTGTTAATGGTAAATACACGATCATGTCATTCTCACGTTTGACCTCAAACTTAATAAACAATGTATCTTTAAACTCGATACGATGTAGTGGATCAGCTACTAAATCTTTGTAGACGCCTTTACGAATAGACTTGTCCTTCATGTGTAGCTTCATAGTAAAGCCTGCCTCTTTTACAGAGGGTAAGCGCATCAAGTCAAGCATCTTATCGTTAATAGGCTGTAACTTATTTGTAGGACCACCCGTAGCTTCTACTACAAACATTTTATTCTTCATTCTCGTCCTCCGTATAGTCTTCACAATCATCCATCATAGCTTCACGCTCTTCTAAATATACATTCATCAGTATAGCATCTAAATCATCCTCAATGTCCTCTTCTATGTTGTCATTGTTATACTGTTCAGCTAAGGCTTCAGCCTCCTCAAAACTCATGACACCTGACACTTGTGCACCAGTGGCTACGTTGATCACGTAGCCAGTGTCCTCTAATTGCGGATAACTAACCGCTCTAAATTTAGCGGTTGCCATATAGCACCGCCATCTGCTTTTCTAAAGACTCTAAGAAGGTGCGTATTTTATAAAATGCACCAAACCGTAAACTCTTTTGATAGGCAAAGTAGTCTTCCCACTTCTGTTTGTCTTCATCAGTTTTAGACTCAAAATACCATTCACTAGGTAGTGGATGCTGTTGTCTATACTCGTCCATTAAACGACTAGTAGTGTCGTAGCCCCATTTGTCAACTAAGTCACTAATTGTTAAGAGTAGTTTACCATACGCTAGTTTACCATTATTACGCAATAAATGGTCAATCTCACTAACTTTAGTTATAACAAAATTATAAAACTCTTGTGATACATGGTGCTGTTTGATCGTACGTGCTTTAAACATCATTAGAAAGTTTGATGTTAGCCGAGTAAAGTCTTTGTCATAAAAGTTCTGCTCATTATTTGCAACATCATAAAGATGCTGTAAATTCTTGAACCCATACGCATAACATCTAGCTGGTAAAGCTGCACTCTCTAACGTCGTTGCATAGATCTGTCTTATCAGATCATCATGTTCTTTCTTCATAAGTCCTCCTTAGTATGAACTCTGTAAAAACTCAGCAAACTTGCGCAGTTGATCGCGCCCATAATTAAGTCTACTCGTAGTACCAATGACTTCGCCAGTTGTTAGTGTCACCTGGTAAATCTCATTGTAGCTACCTTTACGGTAGTGCACTAAAAAGCGAGTGCCCACTATAGTCTCTTCATAAGTGAGCTCTAGCTCATCAAGCATTTCCTTGAATGTGAGTATATTGCCATTTAAGTCTTTCTTGAGGATGACAAGATACCCTTCTTCTAGAAAGTCAGTAACAATATTATTCACTGTTTGTTTACTTAAACAATGATATTGCTCAAATTCCGCAAAGTTTTCATAATCAGCACCAACGAACTGCTTGAATATGTCCTTTATCTCTTCATATGGCTTTTTAGTCATCTCGTCTTCACCGCCATCATAGAACTTCACTAGTCTTGGTTTTACTTTAGTTTTCATAGTTTGCTTATTCATGATCTAACATTAGTCCATGTAATCCCATTACAAACTCATTATAAGCATCGTAACCAATACTAGTTATTTGACTTATAATAGCGTCTACTGTACTAGTATTACGCGCGTTATTAATATCATCGCGATCTAGTAAGTCTATAATAGCTTTTAATACTGTGTAGATTAATTCAGTCTCAGTATTACTAACTAATGGTGTTGTCATAGTTTTACTGTTCATCAAGCAGACTATGTCATCTAACCATGTTAATGTACCTACTGAGAATAATACATCTTCATCGTCTACCATTGTTGCTACACGAAATAGCAAGTTCTCATCAGGTGAACGCTCTTCTGACTCATAGTCAATATCACCAATAAGTTCTATTAACTTAAGTTCTATTAGTAGTGTCATAAATTTAGTAACTACACCTGCATTACCTGATGGTAACTCGACACGTTTTGTTTCTAACACGCGATACATTTTACCATCAAAACCACTAAATTCGCTGTCTTTGTAAATTATAATACTTGTTTTCATTTTTAGTCCTTTCTGTTCATTATGAACACGTAATTTACTTCATCAAAAGTAGCATACCCAGTTACAATGTAATTATTCACATTTTCTGTGGAACCATTTGTATCTAAGTCGATGAACTTTAATACATCTAATGCAACAACAAAATTACTTTCTAGCACAAATACCACTTGTTTGTCGTAAATAATTCTTATTTCAATGCTATCCCACAAATTATGTCCTTCATCAGTTTCAAAGAAGTCTACAAATGGCTGATTGTTAACAATTATTGGATTATCTACTGGTTTCATAGTTAGTCCCAACCTTCTATTTCGCGGAATAAGTCAGTTAGAGTATCTATGTCGTCTTCCACAACTACCCATTCTAGGTTACCTAGTACTACATACAATAATAGTATATCTTGGTTCATGCATCTATCAGGTACATAGTGTATAATAGGTGCATCAGGTGCTAACATGGATGCGTTCATCACTTGGAATTCAAACTTGCGATCAATTAGTAAATTAATTACATCTTTAATACTTTGTGGATCATCTAGATGACTTGCTTCAAACTCTTCTAGTTCTTTTACTTCTTCAGGCGATAGAGTCTTTTCGTACTTTTCTTTCATTGGTAATTCCTCCTTTAGTTTATTTACGTCTTAGCGTAATATAGATACATGTGATAAAATAATTAATTTGAAAATGAGACATAATCTTAAATAGAGATTATAGAAAATGAATAATTATTGTTATACTGCATATATATCTACATATTGCATATATGCATATAGCGTATAGTGTATATATGGTATATAGAATAATTAATTATTTTCTAAAATTGATTATTTAGAGTATTATTCATTTTCAAATTAATATTCTATTGACTAGAGTCAATTTAGACCATTTTTGACCTTATTTCATTGAACTTTCAATTGTAAACAACGCAATTAACAAATCATCAAGTCGATCCCAATAAATAGTAACAAGTGTGTCATTTATGTAAGTAAAACCGTAGTCACTCACACAGTCTGACACATCTCTGTTATTGGGGTATTTACGTATTAGTTCATCGAGTTGCATATAAGTCATAGCGTCATCTTCTGTTAACTCAATTTGTTGAGACACAAGAATGCTATTACCATTTTCACCGCTTTCAAGTATAACCTTACTCACTTCAATCATGTGTGACCCACTTTCTGTACTTTATGTACTTTAGTTTATGTAGCTTATGTACTTTATGTACTTTAAGAAACGAGAAAAAACAGCAAAAAGAGGTTATTCACCTCTTAGTGCTTTTAGGTAATTCTCAATTTCGAGTGCTTTTTGTTCACGTTGTTCAGGTGTTAACCCACTTGGATCGACGAACTTGGGTTTTGCGACATAACGTGATTTTGCGATTTCCTTAATTTTGTCAATTTGACTTTGGAGTGAGTCTACCTGAGCTTTTTCCTCTGGTGTCAACGTGTATGAACCACTTGATGTCACTTGTTTACCTGATACTTCGACATTATTGTCACCTTCTTTGAGTTTACTCAAAGATATCCACTTAGCACCGTTGGAACCTTCCAACCCTTGAATTTTGATAACTTCGTTACCTGGTCCTTTTGTAGCTTGATCGACTCTAGTTAGTTTAATCCCATTGCAGAATACGTCTTTACCTTTTCTAGTTAATTTCAACATGATATTTTTGTACCTTTCTACTTATATAGTATATATATAAGATTTTGTAATTTTATAGAATTATTGACTTTCTACATATGAAGACATTTGAAATATATTGAAATTTATAAACCCGCGAGATTATACTTACCGGTATATAAATAGTTTTAGTAGGTTGCTAGCTAATTTTCAAGTGAATACTTACCTATGTACCTGAATATACCAGGAGCTATCTTGCTATGTACTCACCTTGCTACGAAAGTACGCACTTGAATTATATTACGCGCGCACGCATTCCTTATTATATATACGCGCACGTGTAGTAATTTTTAAAATTTTTAATTGACTATTTTCAAGAATAGTAACAAACTCAGCTACTATTTGAGATATAATATAAAGAGATAATATTTAGTTATATACATAAGGATGGTGACACTATGACTAAAACTGAACGTGAAGAAAAAGAATACAAGAGTCTATTTACAGATGAACGATATGCTAAAAGAGCATGGAAGCAAATCATCAATAAATCGTTGCAGTCGGATGCTGCTGTATTGCCAGATTTTATAGACCATGCTGGTAACACGACGCCACAAAGTGAAATATATCAAAAAGCTATGGAAGCAGTAAGACGACGTTTAAAAGCCGAAGGTCTTGATCGTGAGCCGATGAAAGCAGAAATTATTGTTGAAGCCTCTATTATTAGAGCTGCTTTTGACACGAATGTATTAAATGTTATATTAGACCGTACTGCTGGTAAAGTAAAAGAGGAAATTAGTATAGGCACTGGTGTCTATGAAGACTTAAGTGATGAAGAGCTAGAGGTCTTAATGGAATATAGAAAACAACAGAAATTGGCTGCGCCTAAAGGTGATGAAAATGCGTAGCCTTTTTGATTTGCAGCAAGAGTATGGTTATGTGTTATTGACTACTGAAGAAGTAAAGTCAATACGTGAGCATACATTGTCTTGGGAGAGCCTCGAAGGAGAGGTAATCATCAGGAAGTGTTTGCGATCGTACCCAGCCTATTTACAAGCAGTTAACTACGGCTATATAATCACGCCGTTTCATTACAGTATGGCTGCTAACTTGCAGCGAGAGTTTGAGCGTGGACCTAACCCTAGACCAGGTATGGAGAAGATGGTGGACAGGTCACATGAGTATGATCCTAGTAAACCTGACTATAGACGGCAACCATATGGACTGATTTTATTGTCGGCGCCGCCTCAGGTCGGTAAATCATTAACTATTACTGAGTCATTTCAGTCTTGGCTATTAACTAAGTATCCTAGACTTGGCGTGTTGACATTAGGCTATGCGTCAGACTTTGCGGCTAGGTTTGGTCGACGTAATCTTGACAAATTTACTGAGTATGCTCCGAGACTTACACATGGACGAGTAAAAGTGCATGATAAAGTACAGTCTAGAGATGAGTGGGAAACTATGGTGTTAGACCAGTCATCTAGGCTTTTCATAAATACTAATGGTGGTATGTCTTCTGCAGGGTTTCGAGGCGTCGTTACTGGTAAAACTGGTAATGTTGTCGTCATTGATGACCCGATTAAGAATATGCAGGACGCTATGTCAGAGGTTATGGTTGAGGGTAATATTGAGGCCTTCATGTCTACAGTTGAGACTCGTCTTTTAGGTAACCCTGGTAGCCTATGTATTGTGATGGCAACTAGATGGGTGACAAATGATTTGATTGGGTGGCTAAGACGACATAGAAAAGAGTATATAGTCGGTGATTATAATTATGCCGCACTAATAACTGAGACTAATATTGATAAAGACCCTTTGAAGAGGTCGATTGGTGAAGGTATATGTCCTGAGATGGGCAAGCATAATGAGTGGGCACAAGGCATTAGAGACTCTTACTTAGCTGGTGAAGGTGCTCACGTATTTAACTCGATGTTCCAAGGTGAACCAAGTAATGAGCAGGGCAATCTATTTAAAGCCGACAATTGGCAAGAGTATGAGATTGCTAAACACTGGCCAATTAAAGGTGCTCCTAACCGAGATGAAATGCTGAAAAGATTTGACAGAATATATTTGTCAATAGATGCTACGTTTAAAGATAGTATGACAGCCGACTTTGTTGCTATGGAGGTCACTGGTATTAAGCAAGGCAATAGCTACTTGCGCTATCTAGTACGAAAACAATTAGACTTACCTGACACAATCGATAAGATGCTGGAGGTACTAAATAAGTTTCCTGAAATTGAGGTTATTTACATTGAAGATAAAGCTAATGGACCGGGTATTATTTCTGTCATAAGAAAATGGCGTAAAAAACTTGGCATTCCTGACCGAGACTTCCCGAGTGTTATAGGCGTTGAGCCAAGTGGTAGTAAATATGCTAGAGCTCAAGCAGCGTCTGTTTTCCAAAGAGACGGTAGATGCTTTATACCACGTGAACCAGATGCACATTTGCTATCGTCTAAAGATGACTTTGTGTGGGAAGAGGATGGACTAAGCTACGCATTGTGTTACAAGCAAGAGCTTGGCACATTCCCATTTGCTGGCAATGATGACTTAGTTGATGCCTTTTCACAAGGTATCAATAAATCAATTGGTATATTAACTGGAGTAGAGAAACCTACTAAGCAGCCTGTGCGTTTTAGTAGATATACTAACTGGTGGCCTGAGATGGAGCGAGACTATAAAGCACTAACTAGTGAAGAGGCTAAACGAGATTTTATTAGGATGCATGGAGCCAATATTAAATGGAAACCTAAAGATGAGGGTGGTACATATGGCGCAGTATAATAAAGAGAAGGAGCAGGAATATGAGCGAAGGTACGGTACGTAATAGCCGAGTAGAGTTATATCTCGGTGCTATTAATAAAACATTACCATATGAGAATACTCAAGAAGAGAGTGAGTTAGTTGGACTATGGGATCTTAAGTTCCAAGCAGCTAAGGCTGAGTTTGATAAAGGTCGAATAACTCCCGCTAAGTTGGAAATCTGGCGAAATGCTTATTTTGGTGATTTCTTTCAGTTAGATGAACAAGGTGCTCAAACTACTGAAAAAATGAAAGCTTTAAAAAAGGTAGCATATGAATTAGTTGAAAGTAAAGTAATTTCGATGTTACCTGGTCCTAGAATGAGTCCTAGATATTATAGTGACATTTTGGTTGTGAATGCTACAGAAGCATTGATTAATCACGAGATTGACCGAATGTTATCAGAAGAGATGCATGATGAGAGTGAACACTCTTGCTTAATCGATGGTACTACATGGCTAAAAGTTGAGTGGGATCCATTCGATAACACACATGAACGTAGCGGTATGCCTAAAGTAATTAATTGTCCAATTGATACGGTTTATCCTCAACCTGGTATACATGATTATAAAAAATTAGAGTATATCTTTGAGGTTAAAAACTTAACAATAGCTACTATTATGGACTTATATGATCGATATGTACAACCAGAAAGTGATGGCGATTTAGTTGAAGTGATAGAGGTCTATTATCTAAATGTCAATAGAGTGGTTGGTCACTTAGTATATACTTCAGGTAGTCGTATCGTGTTGTCTAACGATATTGAGTGGGGCATGCGTAAAATTAGAAAATGTTCTTCTTGTCAGAGTATAGTACGAGTTGAAGAAAAATGTCCAATTTGTGGTAATGAACACTTTTATTATGACTCAGTAGAAGAAGAGCTGTTAGATGATGACTTAACTTATATTGAGAACAAATTTAGAAGTGGCGAAAGCGATAAACGAGAAGAAGATGCTGATCAAGAAAACGGTATTAAGACTATTAAGAAAGGTACTAAAATACCATATTATTTAGTTAGACAATTACCGTTTGTTCCTAAGCGAACTATTAAAGTACCAAAAGAGATGTATGGTATTTCAGAAGTAGCCTTAGCTTTAGAAGCACAAGACAGCGCTAATAAATTATTAAATAAAGCGGAAGCTAAATCAGCTAAGTCTAAGACTTATGTCACTAAGATGAAGAACACTAACATTGATGATGAAGATAACGAAATCACATTCATTGAAGTAGAAGATGCTTCTGAAGGTCAAGCTATCCAAGTCAAACAAGTGGTTGCTGATATTAGCGAAGAGCTACATATGGTAGACATATTATATGGCAATGCTAAATCTGCACAAGGTGTTACAGATACTGATCAAGGTAAAAAAGACCCTACCGCTAATTCTGGTAAAGCTAAAGAGATGCAGTTAGTAGCTTCTGAACAAAGACAAAGTTCATCTAAGACTCAACGTAATACAGCATATGCTGGTGTATATGAGTTAATCTTCAAATACTTATTAGCTTATTCTGATGAACAGCGTTCATTTGTAGCGTTAATGCCAGATGGTACTTATCGTGAAGAGGTTTGGTCTAAGTATATGTTTTTAGCAGAAGATGAAAAGACTAAAACTAAATATTATCGTGATGATTTTGCATGGTCAGTTGATACAGTAGCTTATATCACTAAAGACCGTGAAATGATGTGGCAACTAATTGACCGCGACTTCTTAAACGGTACTACCGGTTCTGCTATCGATCCTCAGCGTGCATTATTATTGTATTGGCATATGAAAGACCAACAAGGTTATCCAACAGCTAAATTTGCTATCAAGTTCTTAGAAGAAGCAAGTAAGCATTTACCATCACAAATTGAGCAAGCTTTAATGAATAACCCAGAAGCTGTAGAAATGGCATTGAGCTATATTCAAGACTTACAAAGTGGTAAGTTAACAACTGCTGGTGGTCAAGCTCCTGGTGGTGGACAAGCTGGTGGTGCTAGAGATGGTGCCGGTAAAGCTAATAATGGTCAAACTCATGACCAACAGCAAGGTAAGACTAACGCTAAACAACAAGCACAAACGGAGGTACAGAAAACATGAAAATAAATGCTAATAACGATGTATCATTATATCGTGGTGAAGCTGGTGCAATTGACTATAAAATAAGTCAACGCACTGATTACTATGTACCATTTCTTATTTCTAGCGATAGAATTGAACCAATGGTGTGTATAACAATTGGTTCAACTCGGCGTGAAACTAAGAACATAGTTAGTAAGCAATTTTGGTTAGAATTAACTGATGTGCCTAAGTTCTCTCAGACTGTAGTTAGTGACTTAGGTCAAATTAACGATGATACTTTAACTACTACTGAATTATTAAAAGCCTACTTAGTTGATTTAATCGAACCTGGTACTTTATATCAGTTCACATTAAAAAGTGAAGTAGAAGCAAGTAATTCACAATTACATTTTGCATATTCAGTAATGGTAGACCTTACTGAAGTTGTACATATTGATGACTATGATTTTATTGTTACTATGACAATTGAGTCAATTGATACATTAGACATGGTTAATACTGATTACTACTACCAAATTGAATTAATGAATACTGAACCTATGACTCAACATATTATCAACTTCTTCACAGCTAACCCATTATTGATTAATAAGTTACCTACTGCTTATACTAATGATGAAACTGGTGTTGCAGCTTATCTAACTGAATGTATAACACTGATTAATAAGTTCGACCCTAATCATTGGGGTTATAGAATTAATGATCCGTTTACAAGTCCAGTAGCTAGTGTTGATCTTGTTCAAATGCTTCAACCACCAAGAAACTTTACAGTAATCTCAGTTATTAAGTAGGTGAGAGTATGAGTAAATTATACGCTTCGATTAATACTAGTTTAGTAGACCCTGAGTTAGAAGCTAAAGTAGACCTCGAAGTTAATACTGAGCCAACACAAGTAGATGTTCCAAAAGACTTGTATGCGGCTATCTCAGTTACAGCTCCGATTTCAGTAGATGCTAAAGCTGCATCTACTGAAGGTCAGACTTTTGCACCAGTAGCACCAAATAGACTATACACTCAAGTAATTCCTGAAAAGCCAGCTATCTTAGCACAAGAGAGAATATTTGTTTATGTGCCTAAAGTAGCACCAAATATAGCTGGTATTGCTAAATTCAAGTCAGAGCACTTTATAGTAAGTAATGGCGAAGTGTTGCTTAGACAAAGCTACTTGACACAATTAATATTGTCTAACTTAATTGCGTTAGATATAATCTTGGTAGTACCAGTCTTACCAGCAACCGGTGTAGAAAATCGTATTTATTTTGTACCAGCTAGCAGTACAGTATGTAATGGTTATGTTTGGGATATTACAACTAGTACTTGGTTATCATTAGGTACTATAGAGCTTAATCTAAGTAATTATTATACTAAATCACAAGTTGATACATTGTTAGATGAAATTGACTTAACTACTTATTATAACAAAACACAAGTTAATAGTCTATTAAGTAGTTTGAATGAGAACTTTGCTAATTACTATACTAAACTACAAGTTGATCAGTTTATGGAAAATATCAGCTATGAGTTACAAAACTATTACGATAAAGCTACTATAGATAATATGTTGGCATCAGTTAGTGTAGACTTAAGCAACTATTATACTAAGTCAGAAATTGAAAACTTATTAGCTTCGGTGACAGTCGATTTAAGTAATTATTACACTAAAACCCAAGTACAAACTTTAATAAATAATATTGCTGAAAATCGAGCATTATACGTATTTAGCAATTATGCAAGTGCAAATAATGCAGGTTTATTAGATGGTCAGTATGCATTAATTGTTACTGAAACAATAGAAGTATAAGGAGAAGAATATGGAACCTACTTTAAAAGAAGATATGTTGAAGCTAACCAAAGATGAGATAGCTTCACGGTATGTAACAGCTATTAGTACTATTGAGAGCAAAGACAATGAAATTAGTACTCATAAAACTAGAATAGCTACCTTAAATGATGAATTAAAATTAACTAAACAACAATTAGAAGCTAGTAGTAAAGTTAACCAAAAACATGTTAATGAATTACAAGCATGTGTTGTTTTGCAAGGTCAGTTTAATGAATTAGCAGCAGATCGCCAAGAACTCTTATTAACTATAGGTGAATTATTAGATATTACAGAAAGTCATTTTAAGAATATGTCGTCATCTATTAATACAGCCTACAATAGTTTCAATGTACTTAGAGTTAGAGCTGAAAGAAAATGGCTTCCACCAAAAGAAGAGGATGGTGAAAAATAATGGGAACTCGTACAATAGTAGATTTAGTTCAAAAGGTTACTACGTTTAGTAGTGATAATACTAGATATGTTCGTACACATGTCAAAGCAGTTGATGGTTTGTTAGGTGGTGATGGTTTATTAGATATGGCATTATTACCTACTAGTTTAAAAAGTGGACTTAAACCAATTGGTGCATTAGTTTGGTCAGCTTCAGTTTCAGCACTTAATACGTTCGATGCTATCTGGGGTGATACTGGAACTTTTGATTCAGGTGATGGAGTATTTGTTGGTGATTTTGTCATAGTGGACTCATCGCTTACTAATAGTTTTACAGTATCTAGTGGCCATATTATAACTAATGGTGATGATGGTGGTGGTCAAATTGTTGGTACTGGTGCTGAAGTTATTCAATTAGAAAAGAATGACTGGGTAGTTTATATGGGTACTGATGGAACTACTAAACTATGGCAAATAGTTAATCATACTTATCCATTAGTTACCGCTGTTTCATCAGGTCTTATGAGTGCTGCCCAATATACTAAACTTGCCGGTTTAGAAAATTATAACCATGCTACTGATGGGGCTGATGTCACATTGACAGCTAATGGTGTTCAAAAGATAGCTGGTATTACAGTTAACAATTTAGGGCATGTAACTTCAGTATCATTAGAAACTATCCAAGATGGTGATCAAACTCAAAAAGGTATTATACAATTAGCTACTCAAGAAGAAGCTAGAAGTTCAACAGCTTTAACTACTAAAGCCGTATCAAAAGAACGTGTCATTGACATCATGAAATATTTTGAAGCTATTAAATTATATGCAGAATACGCTACAGCTGTAGATAATCTAGCAGCTGCAAATGGTTCGTTTGAACATGGTGAAGGAGCGTTAGTGCTTATTAAATCAGGTACAGTTGAAATTTAAGGAGGCCTAATATGGCTACAGCACTGTTAGTAGAATTAAATAGAAAGGCTACTAGTTTCGGCGCTACTAATTCACGACTCTATTTACGTGCGCATTGGTCACATATCGATGGCAAACCAGATACTTATAACCCAGCTGCGCATGATGCTACTCATGATACACATAACGATGGAAGATACTTAGCATTAACTGCAAAAGCTGCAGATAGTGAAAAGCTTGATGGCTTAGATAGTACAAGTTTTGGAGTTAGCTTTGGTGATAGAACAAATACTGCTACAACCACTGCTGCTTTTATAACACTATTGGACTCTTGGGGTATGTTTGGTTATAAACATGCCTTCTGTAAATTTACGTGGAGTTATGCTGGAAATGCTGATATAACTGATATAGCTACTTCAGGTTCTGTGGAAATAGCTGGCGCTATTTGTGAAACCTGGGTTGGCTCAGATGCAACTAAGATGATTAGACTTATTTGTCCAAATACAGGCTCAGGAAATGCTTACAGAGAATTTATTTATAACGACCAGGGTTCTAGTTATTCACCTGGCTGGAGAGAAGTTTGGAATAGTAGAACATTGACCAATCTTAATCAGCTAACTAATGGACCGGGTTATATAACCGCTAATCATACTCATGGCAATATAACAAGCGATGGCAAGATAACTACTGCTATAACCAAAGCTGCTGGGGATTACCTGGTAATATCAGATACATCAGACGGTGGTAAGTTAGGAGTAGGCATAGTGTTAGGCTCAGCAGACGGAACATACCTAGACAGGGCAGGTAACTGGTCTGCGCCTTCAGTGGCTGATGATGCTATAACAAATGCCAAGCTAGACAACATGCCTGCATATACAATAAAAGCTCAGACAAGTACTGCAGGAAATCCACAGGACGTTTCATGGACAAACTTCTTAGACTTAGTAGGAAGTACTTATGATAGGCTTACAGTAACAGCGGCAGAAAAGGCTACGTGGAATGCAAAACTTGGACCTTCTGATAAGGCAGCAGATACCGCATTGTTCGATGGCATAGGAAGTACAAGGTTTATATATGGTAAAAATTCATCTGGCTCTAATACTTTAAACGCTACACAGAATGTATATGAAGAACCACAATACAAATCAGGTTTCTGGGAAGTTACTGGCGCAGCATTTATGCCTGATACTGAATGGTATTGGGGACTTACTACAGCGCATACAAGCAACAACGCTTCATATAACTATTCAGGTCAGATGGCATTTAAAAACGGTAGTGGCGGCGATGCTGTATATTTAAGAGGTATTAATGGTGGCACACCGACTGATTGGAGAAAGATACTTACAGACGGCAATGTAATAGGTGGAGCTACAACGATACTTGCGGATAACTTAACTGCTTCTAGAGCACTTATATCAAATGCTTCAGGCAAAGTCGCGGTGAGCTCAGTAACTTCAACTCAATTAGGTTATTTAGTAGGCGTGACCTCTGCGATACAGACACAGCTTAATAATAAATCTAATACAGACCACACACATACTTTTGCTAGTTTAACAAGTAAGCCTACGACTATAGCTGACTTTGGTATAACAGATTTTCAGAGTAGGAATTCTTCAAGCGCACTCAATCCTGCAAATACCACAGTTAATGCTATCGGTTATGCAAATTCAATATCATTGTTTGGACAAAGTGATGGTGGTTTATATGTGTCTGCATATAGTTCAGCATGGCAACATCAAATCTTTGGTGATTTCAGAACAGGTCAAATAGCAATACGTGGTAATAACAGTGGAACATGGCAACCATGGAGAACGGTTTGGGATAGTAGCAATTTAACAAGTGTAAATCAATTGTTTTCAGGACAGCTAGCTGTAACAACACACGTAGCTGATGCAGATGCTTATTCATTAGAGCTTAACGCACCAGACGGAACTATAGGAGAAATAAGCTTAAGGTTCCATCAGTCAAATAAGTTCTATAACCAAATAAGAAGTACATCAGCTGGCTTCAAGTTTACTCAAGGTCATAATGCAACAACTATGCCAGTTACAGCACTAAGATTTATATCAGAACAGGCAACTGGTACAGCGCCATTCACAGTAGCATCAACAACACTTGTAACTAATTTAAATGCTGATTATTTAGAAGGCCAGCATGGAAGTTACTATGACCATAGAGCATATACAGATAACACAAATTATCTAGGTGGTTACTATACATCAGGCGGTTTAGAAAAGCCAAACAATGCTGCGTTCGGCTCAGGTAAGTTAAAAGTAGCAATGCTAGGCGGCTCTAACTTAGGATTTGGCGGTACATATAATGATGTGCTATGGATAAGCACATATAGTGGCGGAGATGTTAAGTCTTCTCATGCATTGGTATTTGATAAATATAGCTCAGATGTATACGTATCAGACCAAGACTTTGACAGCGCTTCTTGGGGAACTGGCCATAAGCTATGGCATTCAGGTAATGATGGCTCAGGCTCAGGCTTAGACGCTGATATGCTTGACGGTTATCACATTTCTACAAGCGCAACAGCTAATACAGTAGTTGTCAGAGATGCTAACAACTATATCTATGCTAACTATATCAACTCAAACCGTGGCAATGAAAGTTCAGCTGCTGAATCATATATATACGATAGTGGCGATGGTTGGATGCGTAAGAAGACTGTTGCAAATGTTAAAACCGAATTATTCACTTCTGCCACATTTACAGGAACAACAACAATAGCAGGTCTATTGAGTGGAAGTTCACTTACTACGGGTAATTCACAAATACTTAATGCAACATCTTCTATAATTTATTTTGGTAACCCAAATACACCTATAGTCCATGAAGGTACTACACATACATTCAATGCAAGCGGACTAGCAGACTTTGCAATAGGTGATGTATCGGGTAAAAACAGAATACAATCTTATGCATCAGGCGTACCTATTAGATTTTTAAACTCAGCTAATGGCTACTCTAACATAGCAGTCGATGATGTCTACTTAGACGGCGCTAATTCTTTACAGGCAACGTTAGATGCCTTAAATACAGGGATATATAGTTATGCAGGAACTGCTTATACTCCTACCCTAAGTCAAAAAGATATCATGATTAGATGCACATCTGTCATAGGCAATGTTGCTATTACATTACCACCAAACTCAAGCGTTGCATTTCCAGTTGGAACTGAGATTCATATAGCTCATATGAGTGCTTATGAAATCACTATAGCATATGGATCAGGCGTTTCTATATATAGCGAAGGCAGTACATCAGCAAATGCTGGTAAGAGAAGAATCAATGCAAGAAACCAAGTAGTAACTGCTAAGAAAATATCAACAGACACATGGCTATTATTCGGAGCACTTAAATCATAAGGAGGTTTATATATGCCAATTGCAGGAGTAACAGCAAGTCAAATAACAGTAGAACCAGTATTAGTGTGCGAATGGGTGTATGATGCAGATGAGTCAGATAGCCCTGCATACGGAGATTTATATGTAACATTAAATGATTATGACCTGAACGAAGGCGATGCTAATGATATGTATATGGTAGGCCTATGGCTTAATTCGGAATACCCGTCAGATGGTTATTCAGAAGGCGATTATGCAGTTGTAAATAACTATTGGATGAGGCTATATAATGTATTCACAAAATCTTGTTGGTATGTGTGAGGTGATTGATATGGACTTAATACAAGCATTAAAAGACAAACTAATCGAATTGAATTATAGTGAGGCAGTCATAACTTCAGCAAGTTATGTCGGTTCAAGCGTCCTAGTAAATGATTATGCAGATGTTGATATTAAAGTGGTTTGCAAAAACTTGCCGCTAGATTTTAGAAGAGTTATAATTGTATTAGAAGAAGCAAAGTATGATGTTTTATTTATGGAAGAAGGGTACTTTAATAAGTGTTTAAACTTTGAGAATAGCATAATAACAAATCAACTATACAATTATTTTTATAGTTTAGATAATACTTTTTATGGTGAACCGACAATATTTGATATGTTTGCACATAGAGATAAATACTTAAATCTTATAAAAGAGCACTATTCTACAAGGTATTCTATCAACAAACTTAGACCTTCGATTGGTAAAACTTTTGTCCATTACTATATTATACTTAAGATGTATGAGAACAACTCGACTGAAATAACTGAAGAGATAAAAAGAGACATAGCTATGCTTTATAGTGGCAACGAAGAATGTTTAGGACTTATAATTAATATTGCTGAACAGATAAGTAATATTTAAGAAAGAGAAGGTGTGCAATGAAAACTAAGAACAAGATTGCCTATGGGATAGCTGGTTTACTAGCCTTTCTTCCACTAACTATTTTAGTAATATTTCAGAGTATATTCGCACTAGAGGCTAGCTTCGACTCGAAGCTAGTCATCAACGCGGATGAAATGACTATAGTTGATATTATTGTTTATGACAATTATAACAACGATATTACTGAGTTAATGGAAGTAAGAGGTGAAGATTTTGCACCAGTTATATATTCGATTATTGAGGCTACTACCGAGTACGTGATTATTGATTTTCATGGCGGTGAGATAGCAGAAGAACAGATAAAAGTATCTAATATTCAATTTGTTATGGCAGATGATACTAAGACTGAATTATTAAATGGTATAGTATATCTAAAGTTTCAGAAGGTAGCTATGGAACCTACTGATGTTAATTATGCTAGAGATGTTTGGTTACGAGATTTTATCGAAGATATGCGCATAATCTATAAAGCACATTTCGAAGAACCAGTAGGTACAATCTCATATGTCTGGGTTAAGATCATAACAGCTTCTATTGGAACTATTATAGGTATTGCTACAGTAGCCTTAGTTATTCTACGTAAGAGTACTAAAGCTTTAGTTAAAAGATATTGGCGTGTTGCAGTATTGGTAGCATTGATTGAAGGTACTATAATTTTAGGACTAATTACATGGATCGTAGCTGATATCTTCCAAGTGTTTGCTGCAGCTACTGTTGGCTGGATAATGTTCTTAGGAACTGAAAAATTAGCCATCATAAAAGGCTATATTGAAACTTCGACTTTACCGTCAAGTACAACCATCTTATCGGATGCAGAGAAATTAGATATAACTGCTAATGTTGAAGCAATAGTAGCTAAGTTTAAGAGGTAATAATATATGACTACTCGAGATAGATTTAACAAAATAGCAGACTTCTTAATTCAGAGTCTAAGTCTTATAATCTTTATAGTCTCTGTTGGTATATTGTTCGTAGTTATGTTCATCACTTTACCAGAAGATGTAGACTGGCGAGACATGATCAAGCAACCAGAGAACTATTCGCTAATTATAATTACTATTGTACTTAACATTCAGATTAAATTGTTAGGTGGTAATCTTACTAAAAGCAAGTATCATCAAAGCAACGAATATCAATTTGCTGAAAATGTCGATGGCAAAACTACTGGTGAGCTTCTTAAAAATCAAAGTAAGTTTATTGAGTTTAATGCTAGACGAACTGTTAAGAATAAAGAAGCAGCACGGTATGAATACTTAAGCGATCATGGTTATAAAACTATAGATCAAGTTAGAGACGATATTGCTAATATCAAATATACACGTAGAGCGTATAAACAGTCTAAAAAAGCAGATAAATACTCTAAGTATACGTTTGAGCTACATGATCAGTTAACACAGTACAAAAAAGCACCTAAGGTATTAAAAGGTTACTTCAAAGTTAAATATACTTCAACTGTTATACATAGAACATTTTGGAATTATATAACTCAGTCAACTTTTAAAAAAGGCAAGCGTGTGTTAGAGTCATATAGACCGGCTGGTAAAGCAGGCACAATATTTCAAACAATATTGATGTCTGGTATTACATCTATACTAGCTATTCAAACATTCAAGTTTGGTTATGATCCAAGTAAATTTCCAGTATTTATGGCTATGCTAGGTACTATTGCTGTAAACTTCTTAACTGCAATTATCTTAACTTTGATTAAGCTAAAAGAAATACCAGCCTTCGTTAAGAACAAGTTTAGAGAACTTAATGAGTTTAGGCAAGAGCAAGGTTTATCTGATGCTACTTTCTTAGATGAAGCAGCTAAAGATTTAGCTAAACAAATCGCTGAGGAAATACAAGCCGGCAAAGACCGAGATCGACTAAAGAAAGAACGCAAAGCAGCTAAAATGACTGAAGATACTAAATTAGCTTTGGCTAAAGAAGCTAATAAGAAAGTCGAACTTGAAACTCGCCGATTAGAAGCACTTAACAAGAAATTAGAATTAGAGTTAACTAAAAAAGAAGCTAGAATAACAACTTTAGCTTTTGCAAAGGAGAGTAAGTAATGAAAGACAAACTGAACTTTATGATTAGTATTATCGGTGGTTTTAGTGCCACCATCATAGTAGCTATTAATTTTATACTACAAATGGCTGGTGCAGATACGGCCGGCTATGTAGATATTATTAATATTGTAGGTGTAGTATTAGCTGTAATTTTATTTGTTGTAGCAGTTATATTCTTAAATAAATATAATGTTCTTCAACAAAAACAGACAGCTGAACAGAATGCTACTGTTACGAATGTGTTAACTAAAACTCAAGATATACTAAATGTTACATTGCCTTTGTTAGCTGAGAAAATATTACACCAAGGTCAAGTTGACTCTAATTTAATATTAGAAGAAGTTAAGACTCGAACTACAACTATGTTAGTAGAAGAATTGCCTAATATGAGTAAACAGACTATAGAAATAGTAACTGCTTATGGTCAAGATATTATCGACCAGACTACTTCAAAAGCGATGGCTACTATGGAAACTATGGAACGCTTAATACCAACATACTCTAAACAAATTGCTGATAATGTTACTCAAACGATTAGAGAAAATAATGCGCATGTTAGTAAGATGATGAACCAACTTAAGACTTTAGTAGATACTGCTCAAGTAGCTAATGGCTCAAGCCCAATAGATATTTCAGCAGCATTAGATAGCTTCCAAGATAAAGCTAATGAAATTAATATCGCTATGGAAAGTAATTTTAATAATCTAATTGTTGGCATGGAAAATCGCTTTGCTACTATTAATCAACAAATGCAAGAACTATTAGATAAAGCTAATACTCAAGAAGTACCTGAAGTACCTGAAGTACCTGAAGTGGAACCTATACCAGAACTTGTCGACGAAGTCTTACCTGAAGTACCTGAAGTACCTGAAGTACCTGAAGTGGAACCTATACCAGAACTTGTCGACGAAGTATTACCTGAAGAAGCTTTAGACGCTGAAGATGCTGAAGAAATTCCTACACAAAATGACGAGATTTCAGAGAAAAGTGACGAAACTGACATACTTTAGAGATATAATATAATAGAATTAGAAAATGCGTAGAATTGTGGTATTCGCAAACCACAGAAAGAGGTATTATATGTCAAGCCCAAATGGTGACATTCTAGATTTAAACATTGATGAGTTACTCAATGATGATCTAGAGTCTAGTACACCACTAGACGAAACAAAAAAGGTCGAATTGACCACTGCAATGAGCAAACGTATCAATGAAGTAAGAGCCAAGACTGAGCAAGAGACTCGCGATAAAATTGCAAAAGACTTAGGTTTCGAAAGCTTCGAAGCTATGGAAAAGGCTAAGACTAAAAAAGAGATTACTGAAGCTGGTTTTGACCCAGAAGAAGTAGAAAAATTAATAACGCCTTTACTAGAGAAACGTTTAGCTGCTGATCCAAGAATGCAAAAGCTACAAGAATACGAGGAAAAAGATAAGAAGGCTTATATTAATTCCCAGTTAGCTGAAATTGAAAAATTAACAGGTTTGAAAATTACTGAAGCAGAATTACCAAAAGAAACTTTAGAGCTGTGGAGTAAGGGTGTTGATTTAGCACCAGCATATATTGCTACAAACTCAGCTAAAATTATAGGTGCTGCTGGTAAGGGTAGTACTACCCATTTAGCTACTGGTAATGGAGTAGGTAAGACTAAAGTTCGTGGTTTTACTGATGAAGAAAAAGCGTTCTACAAATCGATTAATCCTAGTGTTTCGGATGAAGAATTAAGCAAGAAGACTATTGAAGTCAAATCAACTTAAAAAGGAGAACATAACTTATGTTATTAACAACTGGCTATTTAGCCGATTTTAAAACAGGGTATATGCAGATTGCTATCCCTGAGCATCAATGTGAAGTTACCGGTGGTACTGACGACGCTGATAACGATGGTAACGGTTCTGGTTTAACTGCAGGTTATGCAGTAGGCAGACTAGTTAAATTAGTTAGACATACTGATGGCTCTTGCCATTTAGTTGCTGCTGGTAGCGTTACTGCTACATCTATTGGTGATGCTACACACATTGTAGCACAAGCTGATGACAGTTTAATTACTACGACTATTCGTGGTGAAGCATTAAACTTTGCTCCAACCGGCTTACTTAAGAATACTGCAACTTCTGCACCAGAAGCATCTGCTGCAGCTTCAGCTACAGTTAAGAGAGTAGCACTTTACAAGATCGTCAACTCAGACGATATTAAGATTATTCCAGTTAAACCTTCAACGGTTTCTGTAGTTCGCTAAGGAGGTAACGACACATGAGATTCTTTAATATTGATAAGACCCTAGAATTACCTCAAACTTTTAATGTGATGCATGAAGCGCTTGATGATTTATATGCAAGTCGCCAAGAAGAGTTCCAGAAGAATAACCCTCTAACTCACATTTATAAAGTTGTTCCATTAAATCAGTTCCAAAAGACTTTTGGTAGTTCTACAGGCTTCAAACAAGCATTTGAAGGTACTGTAGATTATGCAAGCGCTGCTGGTTTCACTAATGGTGACGGTTTCCGTTTCACTATTGGTTATAAGCCTTTCTCAGGTAAAGTTGTCTTTACTTGGCAAGCACTGCTTGAAGCAGATCCTAAAGGTATTTCAGAAACATTATCTGATTACCAATTAGCTTGGCATCGTCAAATTGTTCAATATGGTATGTTTGCTCTTACCGGTTTCTTCGGTGGTAAAGTTTACGATAAAGTCTCTAAGACTTATATCTTATTAACTTCTGCTGATACTCCAGATGGCGATACTATGAACACTAGCAAGAACCCAGTATTATACAAGAGCCACACTGTCGTAAGACGTGAAGGTATGTCAGACTCTGAGTTTAATGCTATGAAGCAATCTAACAAGTTCTACATTCCAGTAGCACTAGATGGTACTGATCCACTAGCTTATGCTAAATTAGCAAACGGCTTATACCAAATTAAGAGCATTATGAATAACTATCTAGATGATAATGGTCAACTAGCTGGTGTCAGCGGTCGTAAATCAATTGTTATGACGGATGATGCTCATCTTAAATTAGCACTTAGAAGCGTTCTTGCTGCACAAGACTTCTCTCAAGCAGTTGGTATTCCTACTCTTAACCCAATTAAGGACGACTTTGATCTTTATACAACTGCTTATCTACAAGGTAACTTTGACCAATCAATTCCACAATTCGCTGCAGTAAACGGTAAAGCTCCTGGTTTCTTAATGTTAGACAAAGAATACAATACTGCTAATAAAGGTCCTATGATGGTTGAACGTGTTCCATTCTCACTAGCTCCTCATAGAACTAAAGATCCAGAAGGTCTAGTTTACATGGGTAAACAAGCATTTGACTTCTTCTGTCCATCTTGGAGAGGTGTAGCATATGTCTACATTGGAACTCCAGCTGGTTCAGGCGGTGCTTGGAATGACCCAACTACCTTCACTGCAATTACTCCTGTTGCTAACCCAATGGCAGTTGCAGTTACTAATACTGTTAACATGACTAATTCCACTGCTAATGATATTTCAGTAACAGCTGATGCTACATCAACTACAACCGTAGTTCCTGCTGCAACTTCAGCTTATGCTGGTGAAGTTATTGGCTTAACAATCACTCTCGAAGCTGCACATCATTTAACTGCTCTTGCTGTTAATGGTATTGCAATCGGCTTAGCTGCTACAAGCTTCATTATGCCAGCTAGTGACGCAGTCATTACTTACACAGTAGCTGCTGACTAATAATCTAACTTAACTAATTACATATGTGGCCGGCTAAACATAGTTTGGTCGGCCATATTTATTATATGAGTGAATAATAACGTTCACCTTGAATCATTTTAGGATATATCTGGGATGATTTCATATAATAAATATGGAATATCAAGCTTTAGATAAAAGTCGTTCTAATCTTGATAGATATGTCTTAAAATAAATATTGAAACATTATCTATATAAAAAGGAGAATTGAGACATGTTAAATCAGTATAATTTTGGTTACTTAAAAGAGGCAGTGAAAGCTCACTTAGATTTTGAAGAAGACGAATTAAGCTTAATGAATATTAGTCAGCGTTTTCATTTTTTTGCAAATGAGGCTATACAATATATCAGTCATGAAAAGCCTAAATATGTATATTTCGAGTTTAGTTCAGTAGGTGAGTTTACTCCACTTGTTTATGATGATGGTGCAATAAGAGTAGCTACTATTGAAGAGCAGAATTGGGAAACTTACGGTTTACCTGAGCCAACTTTTTTAGATGCTGATGAAACTGCTAGTTGGTACAATGAGCAAAATATCTATTTAGTTGGCCAAGTAATTTCAATGCCCAATAACTTCTTAGCATTTGCTAACAAGAAAGGTTATGTATGGACTACTACTTTGGATACTAAAGAGACTCTTGGTAAGACACATATGATGTATTTATCAGATAGTGAAATAGTAGTATATTATGCTGCTAACTATTTAGTTCCATATCAAGCAACTTGGATGATATTTTCACAAACTGATGAAGATAAAGATTTGCTACCTATACCATCAGACTTAGCTTTAACTATTCCAATTTATGTAGCAAGTGTAATTTTGCAACAACGTAATTTAAGTATGGCTAGTGCTAAACGCCAAGAATTTGAAATAGCAGTAAGCAGATGTAAATCAAGTAACTTCTTAGCTAATAAAGATGTTACTCCAACATTTAGATAGGTGATAATATGAGTGATGCAAATAAAGTATCATACCAAACTAATTTTACGGGTATTAAGTATAATAACAACCCATTAGCAGTCGATGCTAATTCTTTTAGTAATGCTAACAATGTATACTTAAATAAGTATGGTGCTCTAATTAGCAGACCACCATTAGTAGGCCAAACATATCCATGGCAAGTATATGGAGACGAAGCTTTACCTATAGAATTAAAAGTAGTTGGCTTATATAATTTGTCGAATGACGGTGTAGTCTATGTTATCTATAATAGTACCACTGCACGATACAAATTAAGATATAAGTCACCAGCTGGTGTTTATTCAGAAATATTAGCCGGTACAACAATCGCTTCATATGATGACTTTAATATAGTACAGTATAAACAATTTTATATTGTCTTTTCGGTAGATGGAGCTAGAGTTTTAAATACTACTAGTCCTACTAATAGTTGGGAACTATTACAAAATAATGTTGATGTTCCAGTAACTGTTATTCAAACTGGCAATGAAGTTGTAGCGATTAGCGGTAACCAATTAACTGATAGTTATAAAAAGCAATATATTCTAAAAGTAGATAGCGACGATACTATTTATGCTTTACCTATTGGAGAAACAGCAGTGATTACTTTTCCAAATCAAACAGCTGTTACTTACTCTTTAGACGATGCTAATGAATACACTAGAGATCGTTTAATACGTAAATTAGCTATACCTTCTTTTAATGGAGAAGCCTTAATTTCAATGGTTGGTGAAAAGATAGCAGTCTCTTATTCAGATAGAGTTGACATATCTTTAGACTATGGCGAAACTTTCGAAACTATATTGTACCCAACAACCTTTGGTTATTTGAATACTGCTTCGCTAAGTGATGATGGTCAATGCTTCTTCTATGTACATAAAAATGGTGTATATCGATATATGCTGGGTACTAGAGAATGGACATTGATAGAAGTAGTATTAGAGCCGCCTTATGAATTAGAGCCACCTGCTTATACTGCGTACACAGTAGAAAAAGAATTATATGGTATAGTTAATGGTGCTCATATTCAAGGTGCAAATTATTGTCATTTCGTGAATGCTGAAAAGTTTACATTTATGCTGGCACATAGAGTACTAATTTCCGGGTCATTTAAATGGATAACTGTAATTTATACTAAAGGTTTAAAAGTCACTAATCTATTTTATAATACTATAGATACTTTAGACGGTTTAAGTACACCTGGTTATGATTTGCTTAATTGCTATGCTTATAAATCAGATGATAGTCCTATATATGAAATTGGTAGTGATATATCAACTTGGATAGCTAGTCCTTATTTAAATAAACGGCTAGTTAAAATATTAGATGATAACACTGCAGTCTATTATAGCAAAACTAGTTCTACTACGTATTCTGCTATCATAATAAAGTCAGTGTTAACTCATGTATATTTAACTGGCGATTATAGTACAACTCTTAGAATTCATTATGCTGCAGTTAAAGCTCAAACATTTACAGTAGATTCAGCTTTTGAATTAAACGAAGTTAAATCGGATGCAACCGATGAAGTTCAAATATTAGTGAAGGAAACAAATGTAGCTAGTGGCACTAGATGGGAAAAGCATATTTATTTACTAACTTATACTGATAATGTTACTCTTTACACAGTAACCTTCACTATTACAGAAGGTGTAGCAACTTTCTTAAATGGTATAGTAGGTACGTCCTCTATTCTGTATCCACTATCAAGTGGTAAATATTTAACTGGTGGTGGCTCTTTAATTATATATGATAGCTCATTAGATGCAACTTATTCTTTATCAAATATTACTGAGATAATTAAAGCAGTAACATCTGGTAATAACTATATTGTATATGACTCAGTTACTGATAGTTGGTTTACTAATATACCATTACAAACAGTATTAACCTATAGCTATTTAGATACTGATGAGTTTACTCAAGTTCCTACAGCAGTATTTAGTGATCAAAATTTATGGTTAGCTATGAATAAAACATTGTGGATTGGTAATATAGTAAATAATAAATTGTCAATACTTCCTATTAACAATAATGTCTTCTCTAAGCAGATAACTGGCATTATTCCAATGTCTGCTACTAGTAAAGCTATATTCTTTGTAGATAGTATTACATTATGTGAAGAGGCTTCACTTAGTGATGGTTCAGTTGTATGGCATTATTATCCACTAAAATTCTCAGTAGGTATTAGACGAGGCGATAGTGTTATTACTACTAACGATGGTAAAGCTGTAGTATTTCCAACTAAGTACGGACTAGCAATACTTACTTATCAATTAGATATTGCAGCGACTGACCAAGCAATAACTTATTTAACCGATGATGGTTTTAAAACAGCATGGACTGACTTTTATGAAGCAAGCACTCGTATTAAAATTATTCACCATAATACGCAGCTTATATTATCAAATGGTACCAATCAAGTATTAATTTATGACCTTAGAAATAATGGTTGGTATCCACTCAGTTTTCCAACAGGGGTTAATATTAGTTTAATAACTCCTACTAAAGATAATTACGAAATATTAGACTTACAACCAACTGATGCTACATTGACTACACTAACTGCCATTTATCAAATTAGTAAAGAAAAAGATGAGCTATATAGCTATGCGACACCTTATAAAGACTTAGGCACTACAGTTATTCCATGGCACATAACCTCTCAATTATTATTGTTAGATGCGCCTAATAATTATAAGAATATTACACACTTAATTATAGACCAAGTTGATAGCAATGAATTAAAGCAATCATCTTACTTAACTACTCAAATATTTAGACAAACTGGTAATGTTGTAAAACCTGCTATTGAGTTAGTTTATAATATTGATACTTTTGCTAAAATCGTTAGAAAAGTAAATTGGTGGAAAGTCTTAGGTTTTAAATGGCAATTAAATAATGATGCTAGTTCTAGTTATCCAACTCAATTACGTTTGTATAACTTTAGCATTAAATATGAAATTAGTTATGAGGTGAAATAATGGCTGGCTATTATATTCCAAGTGCATTCTCAGCAAACTATGTCAGCAACAAAAAGAATGCTGATGGTACTTATCAGTATGACTCTGAAGTAAATAGAGCTGGCATAGATGCACAACGAAGTATGCAACAATTAAATAAACAATATAATGTTACTATTAATAATGCATACGCGCAAAACTTATTAGCTAATAAAGGACTAGCAGCTAGCACATTAGGCACTGGTTATAAAGAAGCTTATACTCAACGACTACAAGAGTCACTTAATCAAGAAGTAGAGCAATCTACATTGTCAGTAGAAAACGCTAAGTTTAGTATCTTTGAAGCTTTAGGTAAAAACTTAAGTGCTATAGCTGGCATACAAGAACAAGAAATTGGTAACATGCGTCGTATGGCAGGTAGCTTAGAGCAGTATCATGATTACTTAAAAGGCTTAAATGGTTTATCAGGCGGTACTTATGTAGAAGATCAAGGCTTTAAGATTGGCGATGAATGGACCTTTGAAGATAACTACGATAAGTTGTTTGGAGCTAACAAAGGCACAGTCTCTAATTATGTAGATAGTTATAATTCGCCAGGCTTATCATTTGAAGATTGGCTAAGACAAAATAGTGGCAGTGGTGATGATGACATTAATTGGCTAGATTGGGTATACACAAGTGGTATGACTCAGTATAAAGACTTTATTAAAAATGGTGTAAAAAGATAAATGATGCGAAGAGCACATGGAGGTAATTAAATGAATAACGTACAAAGACCAGTTGCGAGCAATTATAATGCTCTCAATAATTCAAGAAAGACACTATCAGCGAAAGCTGACAGTGTTTTTTCGTATCGCAATGTAAACCCATACTCAGTTGCGTATGACCAATTCAAGCGTTCTCAGAATGAAAACTTAGATGACGCTTTATGGCAACAAGCTTCGAATAAAGGTGAATTAGACCAATACATTAATTTGTTATTACAGAACCCAAAAAAGAGTTCTAAGTTAACAGAATTACAAGACACTTATGGTGAACGAGTTGATTATGATACTGCTATGTTAGCTTTATCATATGACGCAGTAGCAGATGATGTTAAAGAAGACCGTTATGACTCTTCTGGTAACTTGATTGGTAACTTCACTCAACGTGAACTTATTGACAAAGTATTAAGCAATCAAGCACAACGTTGGGAAGCTGAAATTACAGATGATGCTGAAAAGTCTAAGACATTTTGGCAAAAGGTTGGTTCTATTCCTAAAGCAGTAATAGGAGAAATTGCTGCTTTTGATAGTGATATAATTGCTGGTTTAACAAGAAGTATTAGTGAAAGTGGTAATACTTTAGCAAGTGCACTTTATACACTGAAAGAATTTACAACAGGTAGAGTTAAAACATTTGATGATATTGCTAGAGCTTATACATTCAGTGCTAGTAATCAAATGATTAACGATCCACAGTTAAATGTCGGTGGTACTAAGAGTAATGCTTTAGCTGAGATTACTAAAATTAATGATGACATAACTAAGTTTGCTTATGATATTCGTAAAAACTGGTCTTATTCTATCGATCCTACTACCGGCGAATATACTAAGTGGGGTAAGGCATTACATGGCATGGCAGACTCTATTGGTTATATGACAGTATCTATGTTTGGTGGTGGTCCAGCAGCTATGTATTTACCAATGTTTACGAGTAATATTATCGAGAACTCTAGACTAAGTGGTTATAATACAGACTATTCTAAATTGTTTACAAATGCTACAATTAAGACTGGTGTTGAATACTATATTGAAAAACTACTAGGTAAAGTAATCGGCTTCTCTACTCAAGATATTTTAATGAAGATAGGTAAGAATACTGCTAAAGCTACTGCACAAGCTGTAGCAAAAGGTGTAACTGCTACTACTAAAGAAGCTGCTGGAATGTTTGCTAAGACTATGCTTAAAGATATGGCAAAAGAAGGTTTAGAAGAAGTTTTACAAGATATGTCAGGTATGGCTATTGACTATTTATACGGTGATGAATATAGTGCTCGTGGAAAAGAAGCAGCTTCTCTTGAAAACTTAGCACAAGCTTTTATTGTTGGCGCTGCAACTTCATTAGTTATTGGTAGCTTTACTACTATGGTAACTAGACGAGAAACTGGTGTAGATGAAAGCGGTATGACTTACAAGATGGGTGCATTCCAAAGTGTTGCTTATAAGCAATCATTAAAATCATTAGCTGAATGGCGTATGACAGCTAACGATGCTAAAGCTGATCCAAATGATAGACTTGATGCTGCTATGAAATTAGAAAGTGTTGTAGCTACATTAGGCACATTATATGAAAGCCTTGGTGTTGAGAATGCAGTAAAAGCTGAAAAGTTATTACAGAAAATTCAACAATATCATGATAAGAAAGAGTCAATTAAAGACCAAGTAAGTAAAGGCACTTATGTCAAAAACTTAATTAGTGGTATCACTAGTGAATTTGATGGCCAATATGAAGTAGGCAGTAGTTCTTGGACTAAAGCTTTCGAAGATGTTAACAGACATAGTGGTGCTTTATTAAACGATATGCAACGTGCCGATAAGCAACGACGAGATGCTAAAGATAAAAAGACACCAGTAGCTTATGAGTCTTTCCGTAAAGCTTTACAAAATAAAATTACAGAAGCTAAGCTAGCAGCTAGTGGAGCTACTAAAGTAGACAAACCAATCGATTTAACTGGAGAGACTGCTAATGTAGATATTACACTAGATTCTTTATTAGACATAGCTCGTAAGTTAGGCTTCAATATTGCGGCTAGAACTGATGGTAAAGATATTATTGTTAGCGATGATGTTATCTTCTTACCTGAGTCTATGTTAGATACTGATACACAAGCACTATTAAGAGAAGTTGCTGCACAAAAAACTATTGAGAATGTTATTACTAATATACCAGCTGAATTATTAATATCTATAACTAGTACTTATTCTAAAATGTTAGCTAAAACAACTGCTAAGTACACTGAAGCTGAAGTTGCAAATATGGCAATAGCTGCGTTAATGTTCGATAAGAACTTTCAACTTAAGATGCTATTAGAAGTTAACAAGAATGATAATAGTTGGGGAACTAAACAAGTAATCAACTTTATTAAAAACTTAAAGAAGATGGTTGCTAAGACTTATACTACTTCAGCTACTGAAAAGACGGCTAGTGGTAAAGCTAAGCGAATATTAACACAAGCTTCTAAAACGGTAAGTGATCGTGTAATTAATTCATTACAAGAATCTGTAACTATGTTTAATTTAACTGTTAAAAGTCAAGTTACTTACGATGTACTTAAAGATAAAGTAAATGTTGATAAAACTTTAAGTGAAGTATTAACTACTGAAAATATAAAAAATATTGAAGATAGTGTGGCAGTAAAGTATGGTGCGATATTAGAGTCTATTAAAAATAACATTATACCTATTACTCCAACAGTAAAAACATTTATACATAATATAGCTGAAGATATTTTAAATGATCCAAGTTTAGAGAATTATTTAAAAACTATTAAACGTACTAACAATATACCAGTAGATAATATAATAAGCACAGAAGCTTTAGAAACTATTTTACTAAAAATTTTATCTAA